CAGCTTATGCATCTCCTGAGAACAAACCTAACTATTTACATGCGCATAAATTAATGCGTAAAACTTGGGAAGGTATGCCTACAAAAGCTGATGTCGGTACTAGTAAATGGAAACAGGTTACTGATCACGTTAATGACAACTACTTCTTTATAGATATGGATAGATACACACTAGACGAAGTCTTAACTAAAGGCGGCGAGCTAGTTAAACGTAAAGGTATTAAATGTCTTGTTATCGATCCTTATAATAAAGTTAGAGATACAAACTGTAAAACAGAAGACGTTAACAGATATACAATGGAATATTTAACTAAGATCGAAGTATTCGCTAAAAAGTTCGATGTATTAGTTATCGTAGTAGCTCACCCTACTAAGATGTATAAAGACAAAGATGGTAAGATTGAAGAACCAACTATGTATAACATTAAAGGTGGTGGTGAATGGTACGATGCTAGTTATCACGGTCTTCTAGTTCATAGAGATTACGAGGCTAAGACTGTAAAAGCAAAAGTGTTAAAGGTTAAGTTCCAGAACTTAGGTGAAAATGGTGCTGAAGCGCATTTCAATTGGGAGCCCAAGTCTGGTAGTTATATACCTTTAGCTACTGATACAATGCAGAACGAGCCAATGCCTTGGGAGAAATAATGTTTAAGAAGAAGAAAGCACCCTCCCGCAAAGCACCGTATCTACATCCAAGTAAAGAGCAATACAACGCTTGGGCTTGGTGTGTAAATAATAGTATAGGTATATGTGTATTACCTGACTGGAGTAATTCTGGTAAATGGTTAGTTGAAATAACTATGAATGAAAAAGTTACGGTAGACCCTAATACTTATGAAGGTGTTGAGGCATTAACTAAAATGTATGAGTACTGTAAATATTACTATGATAAGAACAAAAATAATGAGAAATAGATTTGAACATGCAGATGAAGCTTACGAATACCTCCATGATCGTATACTACAACATGGCATACCATTTGGTGATACTAAAGCCCTCTTCAACGTAGGGTTTTATTTAGAAAACCCGTCTTTAAGGCAGATAACAAACCCAGAGCGTAAATGGAGTTTTGATTATGCTGAAGCTGAATGGCAATGGTATTTGTCTGGCGATCGCAGTATTGAAAAACTAGGTGAAATATACGGTAAGATACCTGAAATATGGAAACGTATGGCTAATGAAGATGGTTGCGTAAACTCTAACTACGGTTGGCAATGGATGCGTGAAGATCAACTAGCTAAAGTCATAAACATACTTCGCGATGAAAAAGACACAAGGCAAGCCGCTATAAGTATATACGACGGTAAAGAAATGCATATGTATGAGCATGATACACCTTGTACTTATGCGGTACAGTTTACTATAATTGATGGCTTACTATGTATGTCAGTGTATATGCGATCTAACGATCTATGGTATGGTTTTTGCAATGATCAATACCAGTTTTCGTTGCTACAAGAGTTAGTGGCATCAATGCTAGGTATTGAGATTGGTTGGTATTATCACCACGCACACAACATGCACTTATATAACGATAAAATATGAAGTATAAATTATACCACATACCCGGTAAAAAGATCGGTGTAACCCTCGATCCTAAGCATAGGGTAGAAACTCAGCAGGGTTATGGTCCTAGTGAATATGAAATACTAGAAGAATCTGACGATATAGATTATATATCGCATCGTGAGATTGAATTACAGAGAAGTCACGGTTATCGTGTAGACGAAACCCTTTATAAACAATTAAACCCTAATAAAGATCATATGAGAATAAATATAACAGAGCAGACTACAACATTTCCAGTACCTTTAAATAAGTTAAAAGGTCGACTTATGGATAACATAGGTATGATTATACAAACTGGCTTTACTCGCCACGAGTTGGATAATGATTTAGTAAACTGGATAATGAAGCATGCTGTTACATCTCAGTTTAATGAAGATCGTTGTTATGTATACAACAAAGCAATGTCTAACTTTAAATCAGCTAGTACACGCTTTAGCGGTATAACTGAGGAAAATATAGACAAGCAATTATCAAATAGTGCTATGTTTACGAAGATTAGACGTTGGGCATACGAACGTGGTATATATGATCACGGTGATTCTAAAACTCAATACGTTAAATTAATGGAAGAAGCTGGTGAATTAGCTGAGGCATTACTTAAGAATGATAAACCAGAGATTATAGATGCAATTGGCGATATGGTTGTTGTATTAACTAATCTAGCTAAACTAGAAAAGTTAGATATAGAAGACTGTATAGAAAACGCTTATGAAACTATATCAAAACGTACAGGTAAAATGATGAATGGAACTTTTGTAAAAAACACATTATAAATGAGCAGTAGAGAAATTATGGATTCAATGAGTGGTAAAACAACTAGAACAATGAAGTTTAGAGACCCTGTAGTAGAAAATGTTTGTGACAAGTTTTTACGTAGATCAGACGTAGGTTATGAAAAGTATGGTCGTACACTACACGACGAACGTACTGGCGGTCATAAAGACTTGTTAGGTTATCTAAACGATGTACAAGAGGAATTAATGGATGCAATCTTGTATATTCAAGCTGCACGTGAACAAATGCAAGATCAGATGCAACGTGTAGATAACATTAAATACGATGATACTTATGACAACACGTCGGAAAACTAAACACAGAGGTCCGGTGAGATCAAAGAAGGTGACCTATGATGGGATCACCTTCGCCTCCGGGCTTGAGAAGTATATGTATAAAGCTCTTAAAGAGGCTAATGTTAAAGTTAAGTACGAAGGAGAGACTTTTGTTTTACTAGATGGTTTTTATTTTGAAAACGAAGTGTACGAAAGACAATCTAACGGAAAGGGTGAATTAGTCAACAGAGGTTGTAAGCGTATACTACCTATTAAATACACTCCTGATTTTATTGGTACAGATTTTATAATAGAAACAAAGGGTAGAGCAAACGAAAGTTTTCCTATGCGGTGGAAATTATTCAAGAGATTAGTTATGAATCAATTTCCTAATGTAACCTTATATAAGCCTCAAAATCAAAAAGAGTGTGATAAAGTAATTCAAATAATTTTAGAAAAAAGAAATAAATGATAACAGGTTGGGAAATAAGTTTAGGATTATATCCAGGTGTACTACTTGGGTTTAGATCCTATATAGAGAAAACTATAGAAAATCACGTTTTATATTTACCGTTTATAGATATATGTTTAACAATAGAAAGAGAAATCGATGACACACACGAGTAAGGATATACTATCCGACATTACAGTACACATGAAATATGCTAAGTATATCCCAGAGCTAAACAGAAGGGAAACTTGGGAAGAGCTTGTAACGCGTAACATGAATATGCACATCAAGAAGTACCCTAAACTAGAAGATGAAATAAAAACAAACTACGAATTTGTTTATGCTAAAAAGGTTTTACCTTCAATGCGTAGTCTACAATTCGGTGGTAAGCCAATTGAAATATCACCAAATAGACTATATAACTGTTCGTTCTTACCGATCGATCATATCGATAGTTTCTCTGAAACAATGTTCTTATTATTATCAGGTTGTGGTGTAGGTTATTCAGTACAGAAACACAATATCAAACAACTACCTGACATTATAAAACCGCACGTAAAACGTACTAGACGTTTTGTTATTGGTGATTCAATTGAAGGTTGGGCCGATGCAGTAAAAGTACTAGCTAAGTCTTATATGGGTGATAAGCGATCATCTAAAATAGAGTTTGATTACTCTGACATACGACCTAAAGGTGCAAGACTTGTGACATCTGGTGGTAAAGCGCCTGGTCCACAACCATTAAAAGAGTGCTTAACCAAGGTTCAAGGTATACTTGATGCTTGTGACGAAGGTACTAAGCTAACCTCAATACAGGCTCATGACGTTGTGTGTCACATTGCCGATGCTGTACTAGCTGGCGGTATACGTAGAGCAGCTCTTATATCTTTATTCTCTGCTGATGATGAAGAGATGATAGCTTGTAAGTCTGGCGACTGGTGGGAAACAAACCCTCAACGAGGTAGAGCTAATAACTCTGCTGTATTAATGAGACATAAAATAACTGAAGAGTTTTTCTTTGATCTATGGAAACGTGTAGAGCTATCAGGCTGTGGTGAACCTGGTATATACCTTAACAACGATAAATCTTGGGGTACTAACCCTTGCTGCGAAATAGCACTACGACCTTTTCAGTTTTGTAATCTATGTGAAGTTAACGTGTCGGACGTTGAGTCACAAGAAGATTTTAATTCACGAGTGTGTGCCGCTGCCTTTATTGGTACGTTACAAGCCGGTTACACTGACTTTCATTATTTAAGAGAAGTATGGAAAGAGACAACAGAAAGAGACGCTCTTATAGGTGTGTCAATGACAGGGATAGGGAGTGCCGCTGTGCTCCAAATGGATATGAAGGAAGGTGCAAATATAGTCAAAGCAGAAAACGCAAGGGTAGCCAAGATAATAGGTATAAATAAATCAGCGCGATGCACAACTGTAAAACCTGCAGGGACGACATCTCTGGTCCTCGGAACGTCATCGGGTATTCATGCATGGCATAATGATTATTATGTCCGTAGACTGCGCGTAGGGAAAAACGAGGCTATATATTCGTATCTAAATAATAGCCATCCTGAGATATTAGAGGATGATTACTTTAGACCTCATGATACAGCTATTATTAGTATACCTCAAAAAGCACCTGAAGGCTCTATTATTAGAACTGAGTCTGCTATGGACTTACTTGAGCGTGTAAAGAAAGTAGCAACTGAATGGGTGAGAGAAGGTCACAGGCACGGTAGTAATACTCATAATGTTTCTGCAACCGTGTCGTTGAAAGATACTGACTGGGGAAAGGCTGGCGAATGGATGTGGGCAAATAGAAACAACTACAACGGTTTATCTGTTTTGCCTTATGATGGCGGTACTTACACTCAAGCACCTTTTGAAGATATAACGAAAGAGAAATATGAGGAAATGGTAAAAGCCCTACACCAAATAGATTTATCTAAAGTTGTAGAGCTTGATGATAACACCGATCTGAAAGATCAGTTAGCTTGTGTTGGTAATGCTTGTGAAATAGCATAACCAATACGTATAAAAAAATAAAGGGGATAGCTAAATAGTTATCCCCTTTTTTTTTATTATGATCTAGTAAAGTATGCGTATTCTAAAATGCAAGGAGCCGTGTTAGCTGTAGCTTTTAAACCTACTGTACCTTTTAATGGTAAGAACATAAACTCTCCTGGATTCAACGTAGCAAACCCAACAGAACCACCAGTTGATATTGTTATAATGTTAGTGCCATCCGTGTTCTTTAAGTACACAAAAGTGTGTGCCGCTTGAGATGTTGTTAAGTCACTAGATATATCTTGTATGCTAGTTGCTATTGAAATTCTAGAAACACCTGAAAACGGTGCTCCTACGACCAGTAGATCGTCTACCGATAAGTTTACTGCAGAACCGAAGCTTGCTGCTGTACCTGTTAATGTAAGTCTAGGTGTTAAATTTGCCATGTTTATTTATTTAGTAGCCAGTTAATAATTTTAATACTTCATCTATCGCTTTATGTCTATGATTGTCTTCTAAAACAATCTTACATACATGCTTACTTTGTTCCATTTTAGCTATATCGTCTATAGCAGAATTAAATGAATCTTTGAGGTCCACTTGTTGGTTATCCCCACAGAATATCATTACAGAGTTTTTACCTAATCTACCTAATGCCATGCGTAATTGTGCTTTAGTAAGATTCTGAAATTCATCTACTATAACCACGGAGCTGTCAAATGTTCTACCTCTAAAGTGAGTTAGTGATACTAACTCTATATCTTCGCTGTCTACCATGGTTTTTATTTTTTCAGGTTTATTATAAACCTTTCTCATGTTTGACATAATAGGCACAAGCCAAGGCTCTAGCTTTTCTTTTTCTGTACCAGGTAAGAATCCATTATCTTCTGTTGAAACAGTTGGTCTAGTAATAACAATTTTGTTGTACTGTCTTTTAAAGTACATATCTAAACCTATCTGAACTGCTAATAGTGTTTTACCACTACCAGCTTTACCAACAACGAAACTATAAGCATGATTAATTATGTTTTCCTTAGCTCTCTTTTGTTCTTCAGATAAAGTTATATTAAACTTGATATTACCTTTCGGTGGTTTTTTATTTTTATTCTCCAATATAATAGTATAAAATTAAACGTCAGCTACCTTGTAAGCTGTATCTCCGTCATTATCTTTGTATGCCTCTAAAACTACCTTACGGTTTTTATCATCTGGTCTAAGTGATATATGTATCCAAGCAAAATCAAATTCGTTGATCATTTGATCAAACTCTATCCCTTGTTTGAGAACCCAGTCATAGATTTTTTTATTACACATTTCACCCTTCTCCCAGAATTGTATATCCACTGCCTGACCTTTACAGTGTTGGCTTTTAGTAGATCCACCAATGGTGCGATTGAGTGTTGGGTTACGGTAACCACTAGTAATCCTGATAGGACCAAGATCGTCACGCATAGGCTGTATAAGATCTCTAATAAGAATTTGCATATTTTTAAGGTGTTCTTTATCCGGCGCATTATTTATACCTAGTCTTTTAGCTGTGTTACTTTTTGTTATTTCTGATAACGTAAAATTTTTGCTTAGTCTCATTAATCTATTCTTATTGTTAAAGCAGGATCGGTTCCTGAATTTGTTATTTTTAATATATGAGTAATTAAATTTATAGTAAAAGGGTCGTCTAAAACTAAAGTAACTCCACCCGGTATTTTTATACCAATGTCCAAGTTTGCATCACCTATAATGTAATAATCATCATATGTAACGCTATTAACAGTTTGACCATGTTGATATAAAACTACCTTAGCATCTCTCTGGCTATAGTTAGTTATTGATATTTTATTTACACTAAAGAACTTTGAACCCACTAAACTGTTAGCACTACTTAAAGCATGATCGCTAGCTTGTAGTATTGTTGTTGTGGTAGCGGTTGAAATATTTGTAAATTTACTCATGCTAAGATACTTTTACTGTTCCTTTACTATTATATAATAACCCACTAGTTCTAGGGGCCGATGTTGGTAAAGCTGAAGCATCTATTGCTGGAGCTATTTCGCTACTTGTTATGTATCTCCTAAGCTCATCTAACTCATCTTGCATTTGTTGCATTTGATATAGTAAAGGTCCTAAGTTTGGATCATTTAATACGTTTAAATTACCTCCATTAGCCACATCTTTATCCCATAAGTCTTTTACTTCGGCTAGTTTAGAAGTAGATACTTTATCTGCGTCAGAACCTTTAGTTGAAAAAAATCTTTCGTGTTTTTTATTTGCTAATGCCATAATTATGAAATATCAAATACGTTATATGTTAAATAAATATCTATGCTAGTAAAACAATTATTTGTAAATGCTGAGTCAACAGAAACCTCTAATGCTTTGTTTACGTCATCAGTTAAATTCTGAGATACTTCTTGATAAAAAAACGCTGGGCTTATATGAAACACTCTATCTCCAGATTCATTATACATAAATCTTCTATAATGAGCAACAGAAGACTGTCCAGTAGTACCAGGTTCTTTATCTGCATAATGAAAGTTTACATCTGCCGAAGATTGACCTTGTGTTAACGCTCTATCAACTCTTATCATACCACCTGTAGGAACTATAACTGTATCAGCTCCTTGAGCTGCTACTAATTCTATTGGCGTGGTATGTAAAGCATTGCAATCTGCTGTACTTAAAGTTACCTTAACCTGCTTTGTTATTGCAATACTTGAATGAAGAGATGTTATATTGGGTTGTGCAGCAGCCGTTGTAGCTGTGTTAGGTGCTAGCCCTGCTATTGTAGCTACAGTAGCTGCTTGACCCGTACAAGAACCTGATGAACCAGAAGCATTACCAGTTACATTACCTGTTAATGTAGCATTAAGTGTGTTAGCTATAGTAGTGTTACCACTAGAGTCAAACGTTATGCAGGTTACACCATCATCATCTTTAATACGATTGTTTCCAGCAATTATATTTGCTCCAAAATAAGCATCTCCATCATTAACATAAAGAGCGTAAGCCTTACTAATAGTTTGATTTGTACTTGCTAATGGTGCTCCTTTTATAAAAACTGTAGAAGCGGTTGTAGTTGTTACAGATGAGTTTGTAGCCAGTAGTCTAGGATTTTCAATTGTTGCATAATTAAACAGGCTAGCTGTACCTGAAGCAGAAGTACTAGTATCTGTGTAATCATTAGTATCAAGATGAAGCCCTACTCCATTACCACTTGGTGTTATATTTCTATTACCCTCAACAACGTAAGCTTTTGCAGTAATAATACCAGCTAAAGTTTTATCCCCTGTTGTTAAATTTGTAGCTGTATCTGCATTACCGGTTAAAGCGCCTGAGAATAAAGTGGCTGTTACTCCACCAGTAGAAGGGTTGTAATGGAAATCACCGTCTGATTCTAGACCTACGCTGGTACTACCATCCAAGTCGTTGACAAATGTTATTGCATGATCAACGTTAGTATTTTCATCATCAGTAACAACAACATTAGTAGCGGTAGTAGATGTTGCAGCATTACCAGTACATGACCCAGAAGAGCCTGAAGCATTACCCGTTACGTTACCAACCAACGTAGTATTAGCACCTAATATTAATTGACCAGTCTCTGCTCCATCGCTTGCGTCACCAATCTTAGCTTGCACTTGAGCGAATGTTGTTAACTCATCTGCGTCATTTAAAGCTTGGAAGTTTATTTGTCCTATAAGATCTGCATCAGCTCCAGTTTTACCAATCTTTTGAAATCTTATACCTGGACCACCAATGCTAGCGTTACTATTTTTTAAATGTAAAACATTGCTACCATAAGTACCCAAACTACCGGTTGAATCTAAAAGTAAATCTGTACCATCAAAAGTAAATTTAGCTTCAGCATTCATACCATCAGCTCCAGTGGCTGTAACTATTCTATTGTCAACACCGTTAGTCATAAAGTCAGAGACATCTACTGATATAGTGTCTGCAGCTACGTCAATACCCGTACCAGCTCCCACCGCTAAAGTAACACCTCCGCTAGCACCCCCACCTGTAAGACCATCACCAGCTGTTACACCAGTTATATCAGAAGCTGAAGATGCTGCACCAATATCTGATAAAACGTTTGAACCAGTTCTATAACCCACCTTACCATCACTAGAGCTAACTACTAAAAACTTATCAGTGTCAGTGCCTGGGTTATTGACTTCCTCTAAATAAACTTCTTGACGAAACCTAGATATAAAATCCCATATATGTTGACCTATCCACTTCATTTATTTTTTTATAGTGTCTATCCAGACTTTTCTTTTTCTTATACCATCATCAGCCAACATCCACATCCTCCAACCCATATTTTTTTCTGCAAAGAAACTATTTCTTATAGGTCTTTCTTTTAAATCAAAGTATTGATACTTAACAGTATCTACTACGTGATTTGTTTGTGCTTCAGCTTTTACGCTAAACATAAGAAAAAATGCTATGACAATACATAGCACAATTACTTTTACTTCGTTTAATCTTTTATTTGTCATAATTTAATTTAATTTAAAATGCTTCCATTGTAATTTCATCAATTGACTCCTGAACCTCTCTACGAGTAGCCTCCATTGTCATCATGATGTTTGCTTGAAATCTTTTTGCTTCTTCGTTGTTATTAAATACAACTAACGTAGGCACTACTACTATTTTGTATTCACTTGACCATCTAGAATCTGCTGATATATCCACTCTTTGAACTTTACAGTCGGATAGTTTAGATAACCACTGTACCTCGTTAGATTTGTTAAAGCTAGCGTTGAACTCTACAACTACTAAACCACTAGGAAAATCTTGTGCAAAACATGTTGTAGTTAATATTGATAATAGTAAAATTAATTTTCTCATAATGTTATTCTAATTGTTACAACACCTAAACTAGATCCTATAGTATTTGCTAGTATATCATTTATATCTGAGTGACCGTGGTTAATGTCGTATACTTCTTTTGCGATACCGGCTAACATAGCTATACCAAACCCATATACGCTAGCCTTTTTTTTATTTCTAGTCTTATTATACACCACAGCTGAGGTGATAGAACTTAAAAAGTAACAAGCTCCCATATGTAGTTGCTTGTCTTGCGCTAAAGCAAATTCAGAGGCTGCGGATAAAACTCTACTTACATTTTTAGCATTACGCTCAGGTACATACTGTGCGTATGCATCTAGCGTTATAAAAGCTAACAACGTAAGTAATTTTATCATACATACTATTTTAGTTTGTCTATCTTATCTTCCATTCTTATCATCTGATTTTTAATATCAGTAACGTCTTCTTGTGTCGACATTATAGTTTGCCTTATCAGTTGATCTTTCATGTCATACTCCATGCGTGTTATTTCAGGGTCTGGAGGTAAAGGTAATTTCTTAGCCTCTGCTATATCTCCTTGTAGTACGAACCAACCACTAATTACAGCTGCCATAACAACACCTATACCAGCTAAAGTTTTTATGCTTACCTGTACTGATGTATCTTCGTTTAATTCTTTTGTCATTAGTATCTATCTTTTCGATTCGGTCTTACTTTTTTATCCTTATCTAAATAGGATTTTAAATGAGCAGCTTCTGCTTTTGAAGTTTTCTTACCAGCTTTATCTCTTGCTATTTGCTCACCTCTTAATCTAACTGTTTCTTTTGTATCCATTTGGTCAGAAAGACGTTCGTCAGAACTCTTAGGATTTAAAAGTGTACTTTCATTAGCTGCTTGCCTAGTAGGTTTACCTTTGTAATCAGGGATGTAACCTTGCTCTCCTTTAACATAACCTTTTAAGTCAAAGCTTTTCTTTTTCTTTGGGTCACCGTTTTTGTTTAATGGTGAGCTTCCAGTACCAACACCAAAATCAATTCCTTTTTGTTTATACATGTCTAAAATATTACGTAATTAATTCCAACACTAAAGTTGTGCCATTTTCTATTCCAATACTTATTATACTTCCCCTCAACAAAACATCCTAAGCTCTTGTTAAATCTGTAACCAAATATTAAACCAGCTGAGTAATCAACCCACTGTCCATTATTAAGTTTGTGGTAAGAGTATTTATTATCTGTATCTAAATGATAAGGTAGTAAGTTTCCCCAAGTGTGAAACCAAAAGTCTTTTGTAAAGTGGTAGTAGTCTAAACCTATAACTGTAGAGTATTCAACGATACTAGACAAATTGCTTCTTTGGCTCTCAACGTAGTCGTCTATAACTCCAGGTATAACAACTTCCTCCCACACAGCTTGGTTATCAGCCACTAATGTGCCGTCAGGTGAGTAATACATTCCGTCAAGTGTTATGTTGTAACCTTCTTGTAATGCTAAGTACGTGTAATGTAGTGTACCATTATCTAACACCCAATCAGCTAGCGGATCAAACCCGTAAGGCTCAGCTAATCTCTGAACAGTACCTATATTAAAAGATAACTTACCCTCACCAATTTGTTTTCTGTATCTCTGAGATGCCTCAAAGTATTTAATATCAGCAAAGCCATCTTCTAAGTACGCTACTTTAGCTACCCACTTATCTGCAACATATCTTACAAAGTGATTATGGTTTACATAATGAACGCCTAACCTCCTCACAAGATCAGTTTCAAATAAATATTCGAAACCATCTAACCGACCTAATGTCGCTGCGTCTGAGTATGAATTTTCAGTACCATTATAAAATGTATTTGCCCTGTTCTCGTATCCGAATCTCTTAATTTTTCTTAAACCTATAGATAAGGTATAATCAAATGGAGTTTCAATGACATCCTCTTCTAGCTGACCTGATGTTATCGACCATACTTGATCGTCTGATAATGATGTACCACCGTTTATAGCGGTATAAAACGTTGAGTATTTTAGTATTCTACCTTGAGCATTACAGCTTTGAGTCAAAGCTATAAATAAAAAACTAAATACTACTACTAATCCTACTGCACTTAACAATTGATACAGTAAAGCTTTATTTTTTTCTATCATTGCTTAATAACTTGTCTAGTTATAGTATTATTATTACACGTTATACTAAAGTTGTATACCCCACTAGATAGGTTAGATACGTTTAGTTGGTTTAACCCTTCGCTGGTATACTTTTCTTTAACATGTATAACAAGTTTACCAGTTAGATCATGAACTTTAATATCTACAGGTTCCTTTGTTAATATGTTAAGTATGTCTTTAGCGGGTACAGGCCATATAGCAACACTGTTAGACCTCATTAAATCTCTAACATCCATGTCATTATCTTCATAACACCTCCAATATAGTTGTTGGCATTTCTGATCCCACTCGTTGTTACAACAATATGGATCAACAGTAATAACCCAAGCATAACAAGAATCATTTAACCAGTAAGGATCACCAGGTTCACCTACACAACCAGCGTCATACAAACATCCACCATCCTCAGTGTTAGCGAACACATCATAATTAAAAGCTTCACCATCCATACATCCTTCTACAACCTCAATACATGAATTGTTATCTGTGTTAGCTAGAGAGTCCCAATTGAATGCTAATGGATCAAGACATCCATAAACAACTGGGATACAAGAGAAGTCATCTGTGTTAGCCTGATCATTATAATTAAACGCATCTGGATCTGTACAGCCTAATATAGTTATAAAACAACTACCGTTGTCTACATTTGCTTGCGGATCGTAGTTGTCAGCAACCGGATCCATACAACCAAAGTATATACAAGACTCGTCAGCCACGTTTGCTAAAGCGTTGTAGTTCCAAGCAAAGTCATCCATACACCCAACAGTTATAGCTACACATCCACCACTGTCAACGTTAGCAAGTGAATCATAGTTGAAAGCTAACTCATTTGTACATCCTACAATTACATCAACACAACTACCGTCATCTGTATTAGCTAAGTCGTTATAGTTTAAAGCTGACTCATCTAAACAACCATACACTTTAGGTATACAGTAATCACCACAGAAAGGTAGTGCATGATATATATGCCAGAAAGGAGGAGAATAAGATTGTAAAGCCCCGCCACCATTGTCAGCAAAAGGATACGTACCACCTTGTAGGGTAATATCACCAGCTGAATTTATTAATCTAAACGAGTTGTGCATTGTTTGAAACGCAACCTCAGCGGGAGGAGTTTGTGGGTTAGCTATTTCAAAGTAATAAACCTTAACTGGTTTATCTGTTTCTAATACTAAGTTAAACTCTTGAGAGTAAGGACCAGGTCCCATTGTATAAGTACCAAGAATAGAATCTTCTTGCACAACACCTATATAGCAATCACCCCAACCGTCACCACCATCATCTTCAATAATTAAAGTGTAGTTACAAGTAGGTATTATAGCATTCAATGTAGCAAGTGAATCATAGTTGAAAGCACTAGGGTTTACACATCCTAAAGCATGCAACGTCTCACAACTACCATCGTCAAGGTTAGCCTGTGGGCTAAACTCTACATAAGTATTATTTGTGCAACCCTCAACTAAGGGAACATCACATTGCTCTAACCATATAGGACCAGAGTAAGCTGCATTACCAAAGTCAGCAGAATCTAAAGCCCATAAAGTATCTAAACTACCACAAGGCTCCGCATCACCAAGTACAACTATATTACCATCTGTTCCACCCCACTGTGAACCAGCCATACCATCTCCATATATGTCGCTAAGTATTATTTCAACTCCAGTTTCTGGTATACATATATCGTATACGATAGTTTGATTAGCCTGCTCGTATGTGTACTCACCAGCTACTACGTTATCTACAGCTTGACCATTTGATAGGCCAGTTATAATCCAACCAGTCTCACCCGGGTACTGATCTAGTGTTAGCTGTAAAATAATTTTGGCCTCTCCGTCAGAACAACTTATTCCAACACAGCTGCCATCATCTGCTTCTGCCCAAGGGTTATAGTTCGGTGCTTCAGGGTCGATGCAACCGAATATAGGATACTCACAACTACCGTCGTTAAAGTTTGCTTCAGGAACGAAGTTTAAAGCTAATACATCAGTACAACCAGGTACTGTATCTATAGGCGCTTCACAATCCCCTTCATCATAATTAAATTCTTCACAGTCGAAGTAAACTGGCACACCGTTATAAGTATACGCTCCATCATCGCACCATCCGTCTCCCAACCAACCTGATACTTCTGTAACATCAGATCCTAAGCAGTCATATAAAGTGTCTTGAGCGTTTAAGCTACCAGACACAATTAGTAATAGTAAAAGTATTTTTCTCATATATATATATTTAATTTAACATTTCCATCTTCTTCTTGCGGCCTTACCTCTTTCACCGGTCCAACCCTTTGATCTAGCGCAGAAAGACTTTCTACGCCCTGCAGCTTTACTACCAGGTTTAACCTTGCCTGTTACAGCAGTTTTAAGTTTGCTACCAGGGTTAGCTCTTTTATAAGCAGCTACGCCTTTAGTTGTCATACCAGCACCCTCTTCCGCGGTTCTAAAATTTCTACCTTTACCCTTAGTTGTTTTTCTAAGCTTTTTGAAAGGGTTATCTTTAGTGCGGTCATCTCCAGGATCTCCACCCTGCATAAACGTTCTACGCCTACCACAGCTGGTTACTTTGTACGGGTTGTTTTTTTGTAAGTAAGCCATAGTCTACTTAGGTTTACAGTCATTAACCATTTTTACACTCCCATCTTTATTTTTTCTACCAGACGGAGACTTTTTCATACCTACTTTTTTATGTGTTGCCCAGCACTTTAAAGGTGATTTCATTTTATATGCCATAACTTATTTTTTTGCAAATTTTTCTACGCCTGAGATTCCAAATGAACCAAGAACAACCCATACAAATGAGTTGTAGACGTATTCGTTTATTACTAAATCACTTCCTACCCAGCCTGTAACGAGGTCAGCTATCATTATAAGACACATTATAGCAAAAGCTATAAATCCTACTATAGCTTTCTCATTCCAATTGTTATCGTTCTTAAATATTTCCATTCTGTTCTACCCAACCGTTAGAAGGGTTATTGAGTATAGTTAATATTTCTTCATTTGTAAGAGTAGCCTTTCCTTCTAAGAAAGATGGAGTATCACCAATAAACTTCACAAAAGTTTTAGTGCCATCAATATTGTATACTAAAGAATCTTTACCATTCTCTAATACGTAAGAAAAATTAATATCGTCTACATCCTCTTTATCTATTATAACGTATTTTCTCATATTAAGGTGTTGATGAAGATTTAAGTGCTCCGTTTTTTACTATTCCAGAAGTGTTTGGAGTTATCTTTTGCAAAATAACTTTAGTAATAGTCCCAACAAATTCTGAACTAAAAGTAAGTTGCCAGTTAGTATGATTAGCTCTAATATAACCTATACCAATCTGTTGTACCGATACATCAGCTCCATTCGATAAAGATAATCCAGACTCAGTGCTTTCATCACCAGAAGCTTTAAACTGAACTGCTCCAGCAGATCTAGTATAGTGCATTTCTACTCTGTAAAACTCTGTTGCAACTGTTTTGTTCCAAGCTCCAGATTTAGGTCTAACGCCACAAAACCCTGTTTGAGTACCGTCAAATGTAATAACACCATCCCCAACAGGTGTTAACCCGTTTAAATTAGCTGGTGTAGATCCAGTTTGTACAGTCTCCCAATTAGTAGTATTAATAGCTACAGACTGATCAGCGTCTATACTAACAGTCCCAGACTGATCAACTATAATTCCTTGTTCAAAGCTTGTTGATTGAGAATTACTAATATCATCAAGCACACCATTACCACACTTAAAGTATCTTAAAAGACTAGAACTATTATCGTAATCACCTCTATCTATAGTTGGGTTTACGGGCGAACCATTATTATATAAAGCTGTAACAGCTTGTGAATCCAAGGTAACATCCCACAAAGCAACCTCAGTTATTTTACCAGCAAATTGAGAGCTGTTTTGACCTACTCTTGCTAATCTAAAGTTAGTCCAATCTGCTAAAGTATGAGTTGAATGGTCTAAATCAGTTTCCGCAACTCCGTTTATGTATATATCAAAGTAACTATTACTAGCATTCCAAGAGATAACTAAGTGGTACCACTCTCCAGCGGTAAAATTTCTAGTAGTTCCAGTCCTTGAAGCACCATCTGGCATAACGCATAAAACCTCTCCTGTCAAATTACCAGTAGAAGAACCTAATGATATGCCAAAATAGTCTGTACTCTCTGCAAGCGTACCTCTAAACCCACAAAGCCTTTTAACACTACTACTACTATTAAAACTCGTATCTGGATTAAACCACATCGACATAGATTTAACCGCACCGCAGTCACGAAACTCTACGTAATCGTTACTGCCATCAAAATCAATACTATACTTAGACTCTGGAACTCCAGATGTTAATGAACCACCTAACCCTAGCATATTAGTAACCTAAATAAGCTATTACTTTACCAGAAGTTAAATCTATTGTAGTCCATCTACCATAAACTGTTATACCTTTTGGAAAAACAATACCATCAGTAACTATACCACCGTTAATATCAATACCACTACTGGATGTTGCTTGTGAACCAAAGTACTTTTTTTGGTCTTCAGCAATTAGCCCTGCATCAGCAAAAACTGTATCTTCGAGAAATGTTATTGCTACAAAAACAGCGTTTTCATTACCTGCGACATCGTTTGAAGTTACAATATCTTCAGCTGGAACCGTAAGTATACTACCCATTTGTCCAAAGCTATAAGCGACTTCTGTTGAATTTATTCCCATAATATTTATTTATTAATTGTCTATATTATAATATTACACACTACACAAACAGTTTACTGGTGTGCGTAACATTTCTTGTTTGTTCTTTCTGTTCTATTCTTACACCTTTTACCTGATCCAGTTGTGCCAGTACATCTATATTCTTTAACCCCATCACCGTCTCTATCACTAGCTTCACCTTCTTTATATGTTTTATGATAACCACATAAAACTTTTTTTTCTTTAGTCTCTATTTTTATACTACATCTTTTACCATTTGATTTAATACCAGAACATCTTACCTCTTTGATACCTTGAGCTTCCTTCTCTTTCTTTTCTTTTTCGTTTTCTTCTTCTTTTAACCTCTTCTTTTCTTCTTTCTTAGCTTCATTCTCTTTCTTTTTCTTTTCAGCTCTCTCTTCTTTAACCTCTGCTTTTGCTTCTTCTAACTCTTCATTTTTAATACTTAAACCCCACTTATCCCAACCTAAGAACAAAGCTACACGTTTCCACATTTCGTGATTACCATTTATAGCTTCGTCTAAATTTTGAGCTTTCCTAACACCTCTATCTAGTGGGACGTTAGTTACGGCTTCAACAGCACTACTAATAACATTTAGTATAGGGTTATTTATATTCCATCCTATTTTTTCTGGTACACCCAAATTATACTCATAGCTATAGATAGCTGACATAATCTTTCTAATTTTACTACCAATAGGTGGAGATAACTGCATAGCCTCGATGCCTACTTTAGATAACTCTCTTTTACCGTAAGGCTTTTTTCTCTCGTCAGCGTATTTCATAATCACGTTCTTAAGAGTAGAAGCCATAGCACCATAAACACCCGTACCTCTTAGTAAGGTATCTAAAGCTCCATTAGCTACACGAGTTGTCTTAGTTTTAGTCTTCTCTTCATCTTCATCTCCACCGAACATTAAGAAAGCTAAGCCAGTTTGCAAACTACCGAATATAATATTTTGCGCTGCACCGTAGTATAGTATTCTTGAAACGTTTTGCTTCCAGTCACCTCTACCGTTAACTAAATCTGATATTGCTTTCTTAGTTAATCTAGTATACTGCATTGGAGTATTTTGCCATGCTAACACTAATCTACCTAATGCACCAGCCTGTTGTTGAGATATGAGATCAGGCCTAGAAGATTGTTGTGTTTCCTCTGCTATCTCTTGAAAGTCATCAAAAGCTTTAGTTTCAGCTTCCTTTTGACTCAATCCCTCTTTAATATACTTGTTTGTTCTATTTCTATAAAACGTAGAACCACCAGCTGCTATAGCAAAACTATCCGCAATCTGTGTAGGTGTAAAACCAATTTGAAGTAAATACCTAATAGCTGCTTTAGCTTTTTCTTTACCACTAGCCTTGGAAACAGCGTTACTAAGTTCAGCTAAGTTAACATCAATAGCCATACCAGCTCTACGTTGCTTTAACATATCTGAGTTGAACAGAGTTAGAAAGTCTTTCCAATATTGAGGTTGGTTAGCAAAAGCCTTACCAGCTTGAAATATATTATTATCTCCCCAGTTTATAAAGTTAACCATGGATAAAGTTTGTAGTACTGCTGACCTAGTATTGAAGAACATAACAGCACCTACAGATCCATTTATCCAGTCCATAAAACTATTAACAACTTTATCTTTTTTACCAGTAGTCCTGTTACTACCAGTCTCCATACGCTCTAGCATGTTCTCTAGAGCATCTCTAAAGTCTGTACCGTAAACGGCTTCTATTTTATTCATATTCTCAGGAGAGAATATAATATCTCTATTAGCTTTCCACTCAGATAATAACTCAGCTCTATTCACCTCGCTAGTCTGTTCATGTAGATCAGAGGCTATACTACCAACAACCCAATTTTCACCAGGCTTAACATAACCGTTTTTAGATCTAGATATTTTACCTAAAGCGTCTGCAAAAGATTTTAGTTTACCATCTCCATTGATGTGATCAGATAAAAATGAAACCTCTTGCTCTGAGATACCTGGTATTTCTATTCCATTATTACTCCAGAGATACACCCTCATAGCGTCACCAACACTGTAGTCAGAGTTAGGTATTTTTTTATTTAAACGCTTAGCTACTTCAGGCATCTTCTTTCTAAGTTCCTTATACTCTTCAGATGTTCTTTGCTTAGTGGAATTTATATCACGAATTCCTTTAGCAAATGGATCTAACAAATGCTCTTTAAAGAAAGCCATGTCAGCGTCTCCTTGTTTGCCTTTACCTAAAAAGTTGTATAGTAAACCTTTAAAATCCTCAGCAGATGGTGGAACAAAAAATCTAAATCCTCCAGCTTTCTTACCTCTTAATCTAGCTTGAGCATCAGAAAATATCTTCTCTTTAGGTACGCCAGTATTTCTATCTAACATTTCGTTAAACGTATCACTACCACTTTCACTAAAATTAATCTTAGCTTGTACAACCTTAGATTTAATATCTAATTGATCTAGTACATCTTTAACAGCTTTAACGTTAGACATTGCATCATCAACAAAGTACATGTCGTTATATCCTTCAGCATACTTTTGTAACATCCAATCTGCTTTAGCAGATCCTTCGCTCTTACCTAGACCTGTTATATTTCTCAAGGGTATATTTATACCTTTAGACTTTAACCATCTATGGATAGGCACAGCCGAAGCTTGCTGTCTAGCTGTTAATATAAATACGTTGTTAGGTCCATACTTCTCTATTTGATTCTTCATCTTTTGAAGTAATGGTCCTTCCTTTCCACCACGCACATTAGCAAAATCAGAGAAATCAAACTTATACCCTGCTGCGGCTAATTCAGGTCCTTGAACCGGCCATTGCTCAGAGCTTATTTTAACTTCGTGTCCAGTATCTGGATCGGTAGCAATCACAAAATTATCACCACCTATAATAAGAGTTTCGTCAAAGTCAAACGTAGACATACCTCTAGTTTTACCGTTCATGCTAGCGCTTATCTTATCTTTAGCTACCTTGTAATTCTTTAAAGCTTTAATATCATCTTTACTAGACTTGAAATCTAATTTTCTTGAAGCTTCTATATGATCTGAAGCTACTTTTCTAGTTATCTTACCTGTTAATATATCTGATATTAAATCATTTTGAATCTCAACTAAAGCTTCAACTTGCTTAGGGTTTAACTTAGACATATCAACTCCAACCCCAAAATACTCCGTTATAGTCTTACCTAAACCAGGTACGATATACTCATTTAAGTTAACCCCAGCTCTAGCATATCTAATCATAGCAGCCATACCAAGATCTAACCAATCCAAGTTACCATTAAGAATATTTGGTACAACTTCGCTCCAATATTCATCAGGCATATTAGCCTCCAAGCTTTGCCTTATAATATTACCATCCTTATCTTTAATGGCTTTAAGCATATCATCATGTTCATGAGTAAGAGAAAGTTGAACAAAAGAAGCTCTAGCCACTTTGCCGACATCCGATATTGACTCACCGTTTATCGCAGCGCCTAAGAACATTGTACCAATATTATTTTGAGGTGTACTATGTTCTTCTCTTAACTTAACATTGTAGTGTAGTTTACCATCTTTATAGTAGAATCCAATTACTGGAGCTGACGTTCTAAATATAGAGCTTTGATTACTACTAGCGTCAGTAACCCACCTAGCAAAAAACCAAGCGTCGTTAGGATTTTTCTTTAAATGCTTTTTAATATCTTCGAACATTTTTTCTAGAAAATCTAACTTTTGTTTATCTAGTTCTAAAAATTCTTTCGCAGTAAGTTTTTTACTTTCGCCTTTCTTTTTTAAATTACCAACAATATAATAGATCTCACCATTCTCTTCCACTACCCTCTTAGGGTTTAAGAGTTCTTTTTCATGATACATAAACCTAGTAAGAAATGGAGGTAATGCTTCCAACTCTTCTTTAGGTATTTTAGATAGCTCATCAAACTTACTGTTAACACCAAAAAAGCTTTTACCCCAACCGTTAGACATACCTATTTTAAATAAGGTAGAATATACTGGATCCATTTTGTGTAGAGCTTGAGTTATTCTAGTAACTTCTTCCCCTATAGTTTTATCTGATCTAGCTTCTTTACCAGCCTCTCTTGCTACTATATAGTTGTAGTCAACGTGTTTTACTTCTTTACCATCAGATCTTTTTATGATTGCCTTAGCCGCTCTATCAGCTAAGTAATTTGGTAAACCTGCTATTTTAAGTAGCTTACTTGTACTTACAACAGCGTTCTGATTCATTACAGCAGCTTTAACTTGCTCTTCCGAGAAGTTCTCACTAAACGCTAACTTACTTTGAGCTGCCGTTATATTTGCTATTTGTTCACCTATAGCTTTCTTACCTTCAACGTCAGCTTTACTTCTTGCTTCTTCTAAGTTTCTTTGAGCAGCCGATAAAACTGTTTGATCAGCCTGGTAGTTGGCTATACCTTTTAGTAATTGCCCTATACCTCTATCGTATTTATTTAATTGACCAGTAGGTGTTATACCAAAATCTCTTTGTACCTCAGCGACAACCTCGTTACTCACGTTTCCTCTAAACTTAGGTTTCAATCTCCATAAAGGTGTTTGAGAAGTTAAACCTTTTGATCTAGCTCTTGTACCTTTCTCTGTAAGTACGGGTTCAAAAAAGTATTTTAATGGAACACCTTTAAGACCTATAGATCTACCAGTAACACCCCTAGCTACATCAATACTTTCTCCGATCTTATTAACATAAGCTTGCTCACTTGTTACGTTACTATTTTTAAGTATTCTCAAAAGCTTTCTTACGTTATCTTTACTAGTGTAAAACTTTTGTATATTACCAGCTTCGGAAGGCTCTGGTATACCGTCAACTATCTTCTTAGCATACGTTAAGTTTTTCTTAGGATCTGTTATTTTACTAGCAGGAACTCCAAATATCATTTCCGCGGCTTTACCACTATACTTACTAGTCACACCTTTGAAGTCAATGTCCTCTCCTTCCTTGATGTCAACCATCTTCTTTATATCTTCAGCTTTACTCTCTACTCCACTTACTTTAAGAACATTAGTTCTAACCGGGGCTTTATCACCTTTAGCTGGTGCCTGATCAGTAGGTGTTGGTGTATCTGCAATTTGTTTAGCTTGCTCGGTGTCTGTAGAAACTTTTCTTTTAAGCTCTTCAGATTCTTCAAATAGCTTTTTCTTAGCTACTAGTTTAGCGAATCTAGTATTAGCAAATATAAACTCTCCAAAACCTTCTATACCAACTGGTGATCCATCTTTTCTTTTATTCTCAGGTTTGAAATTTATTAACCTCATCATAGCTTCATCAAGCATCTTATCGCCCTCTTCTTTGCTAGTCTGTCTAGATCGAATATAATTATTTATAACTCCACCTGGTTGCATTAACTCTGAGTACAGTTTAGGAAACTCTCTTTGGTCTTGAGTAAAGTCTTGGTAGTCTTGATTTGTTTTTATATTCTTCGGTAAAAGTTTATTTATAGCTTCCAACGGAGATTCTTTAGGTGTTTTCTTTGTCGCACTCTCCGAGAATACCATCCTTGCATCAACAGCTTCTTGGACAGATAAATCTTGCCAATCAGGAATTACTTTTCTAATTCCTTTATTTAAAGCCTTTACGTCTGTCTTTAATCTTTTCTGTTCCGACTCAGCTAGATCTTGTATCTGTCCACTAACCTTAACACCTTTCTTCATGGTAGCTTTCATACCTTTACTAAGCTTACCACTTTCAAATTCTTTATTGTAATCTTTTATAAAGTTGAATACATCTCTACCATTACCAAAATTAACGCGTACTCCAAAGCTAGACATGGTTCTTCTTATTATATCGCCAAGCTTAGTTAAAGCTGTTTCGTTATGTTGATAAGTACCATTAGCCATAGCATCAGAAAGAATGTTTAGAGTTTCTTCCATTGACACAACATCACCTCTTTTCTGGTAACCAATAAGTCTATTTCTAAATCCAGTATCACGTATTTGTCTAGGGTCTATATTAAACACATGGCTTTGTAGAGCTTTACCAAAAGCTAGTTTTAATTCTGGGTGATGGTGTAAAGTTTCCGACAAGAAGTAATGAAGAAACTCGTGACTTCCAACATCTACATTTCCAGACTCACCTAATGAAGCTTCTCTATTTATGAATATCTTTTTCTTTCCAGTGTTCTCATCTACATAAAAACCACCATGCTTATTTTGACCGCTTTTAACTGCTTCTGATATATCAACTACTTCACCTTTATTGTTAACCCATTGATCACCTTGCTTTGTTAAACCATTAGATTCAGCTACAGCTTGCTCTAACATTGCGTTAACTTCATCTTGACTATTAGCTTCAGTAACTACTTCGTCATACTTATCTTCACCTAATATTTTTCTAAGATTATTTAACTTCTTTTCGTAAATATCAGTTTTAAATTGTTTAACTTTTGCCTTTACTGGTTCTAGTATAGATTCTCTTCTACGGTTTAATTTCTTTATATTCTCATTTATAGCATGTACTTCTTTATGATCTGTGTTGTCTCTTTGGTTAACATCTCCTTTATCAGCTTCTAACTTTTTTATTTCACCATCAATAGATTCAAGTTCATTACGATCTTCTTGAGATAGCTCGTTCATAAACTCTACTTCAGCGGCTGCAATATGTCCAGCATTAACTCCACTACCACCTGTTTTTATAATATCATTAGATAACCCAGCCTCTTCAAGTACTTTAGACACGTTGTCATAAGCTTGAAAATCATTGGTAATTTCTATGTCAGTATTTTCGTTTAACGTGCCGTTTTTCTTCATCTTTTTAAGATGGGCTATAGCGGCTTTTTCATTTTCGAACCTTTGAAGGTCTATATAATAACCTGGCGCTTTGTTTCCAGCGGCTTTATTATACAACATAGTACCACCACCAAAAGCAAGCCCACCCGCAGAGATAGATATACCCATCTCTTTAATGCTCGGCCAATCTAATCCCTCAGTCAGATCATGACCGTTTATCAGGTTGGATAATGGTATGTTCATAAATTCTTCAGACATTTCCCCAAGTACGCCGTTCCAACCCGAACGGGTTTGGATGAAATGTTTTATCGCCTCAGTTTTATGAAGCCCATTCTTTCTTAAGTATCTACCTAAAGAAGCTCTTTTTAACCACTCAGGACTTTGAGTTACACCTAGCTTTTTTAAACCTGCTTTACCCAAACCAGGTACTAACCAACCCATTCTTTCCGTAGCGTACTCAGACCATGCAGTACCAAAAGATTTAGCAAACGCTTTAGGAAAGCTGTCACCCTCACCTTTTACTGCGATGTCAAGATCTAGTTTACTTATTAAATCATCAGCATTATTGGTGTAAGCCCAAGCCATTTCTGGTGTCATATTATCTATAGCACCAGCCAAATATCTTTGAGGATTAGCGGTTGTCTGAGCTACAGTTGCTAATATACCTCCAATAGCATCACCAACGTTATCAACAACTTTATATGCATTATTTTTTGGGGCAAATAACATTTTACCAGTGCCTTTTTTAAACCGTAAGGATTTCGCCACTTGAGTTCCAGCAACTTTATCTATACTCTTAGTTAAAGCTTTTTTAACACCTTGTTGAACAACCTGTTTGGTTGTATTAAAAGCTCCACTAGTTATAACCATTTCAGCCATAAATGGCGCAGACTCAGCAAACATAGCACCAGCGTTGTAAGCTGTAGATAATTTTCTAACTTGAGCGTCGGATTGATTTTTAAGCAAATACATTTGTAAAGCAGAATCCTCCATAGGAGTTGTTTCTCCAGCGGCGGCTTTATCAGCTAACGCTTTTATTTCTAGCGAATTACCAAGATCTATTAAACCTCCAGCAAACGGTATGTATTTGTGTCCCTCTAAAGAACCCATACCTCTAAAGAAGTTGACTGCCCCAGCTGGGTGAGCACTCTCTGGATTGTCTAATATTTGTCTAGAGTATCTCATAGCCTGCTCTAAACCTGGATTATCTTTAAACAGTTGTTGTTCAGGTGTTATAACAATTTCAGGCTCATCTCTTAATCGCTTGTCAACATATCTAATCTCCTTATACTTCTTTATTTCCTTATCGTAAAGCTCTTGAGCGTTGTTCAGCGTAGCTGTGGCTATGTCTTTCATTACAAACTGAGTCAACTCAGTCTTAGGCTCACCAGTTTTCTCATCAATAACTACTTTACCTGAAGCATCCACAATTGGTTGACTTTCCAACTTGTCATAATAATGTGCGTAGAACTCGTTTTTTATTTCTTCTATATCTTCAGGTGTACCACCTTGAACTTTTTCTAAATTAGATAAGTACTTTTGAAGCATGTATTTCTTTTCAGAGCTATTAGCTACGTCAAATCCTGCTTTATCTAAGTCTCTGCTAATACGTTCAAAATCTTCTTCTGAAAAATGTTTAGATTCTGGTTTGTAATTGTTTTTGTAATTTTCGTAAATATTATTTTGAGCTTCCTCAAACTCACTTTGCCAAGACTCGTCTAACGCTACAATCTGTTCATTATTATTTAGAGCAGAGTTAAGATCTTTTTTCATTGCATCGCCATAAGTCTCATTTACTAAACGGCTATATTCATCTTGAAGCTTTGGTTGCTCCCCATCCCACCATGCTTTTAAATCTCTTTGGTAATCACTATTTATTTTATCAATCTCTTTTTGAGTTTTAGCTTTCTTTGCCAACTTTTCATAACTAGCTAAGGTAGATTTTTGATAAACGTCAAACCTTTTATTATAAGTATCTACTAACCCTGTTTCAATCTCTTTTAATTGTCCAGAATATTTTTGCTGTATTTGATCTTGTATAACTGGTAGTATTTCATTTGCTACAGCTTGACGCTCTTTATTGTACTGAGTGTTTAATTTAGCATTTTCAGCTGCTGAATGTTTAGTAAGCCCATCTACGTACTGCTGTTGTTCCCACTCTAAATGAGATTGGTAATCATAATCAAAACTAGAATCTAGCTTGTTAGTTCTCATTTCTGATTGAACTTTATCACTAACCTCTTGCTCTTTATTATATATATCCCACTTTCCACCTTGCTGATTTATTATTTCAGAATCTGAAAGTTCTGAGTAGTCACCAGCTTTTGTAGATCTTATTTCGTTAGCTTCGCTGTGTATCTGATTAAGTAAAAACAACTCTTCAAATGTTTTAATTTGATCATCAGTAGCTTCATTACCATTAATATCCAAATATGAAGCAGATCCACCTAAGCTATTATCTGTCTTTGTTATACCATTAATAGTGGTATTAGTAACCTCCATGTCATAAGCGGCTCCATGTCCGCCACCAACACTTTGTTTTTTAGTTGTAACCTGGGGTGTTATCCTATTATAAAAATCTTCAGAGTTTTCATCTTCATTTTTATAAGTTGTCATGAGTCTAGTCGACTCATCCATTTCTTTTGTAGTAGGTTTAACTACCTCAGTTAGATTTTGTGAATCCAAAGAAGTATCTACCGATGCTGATCCCGTATTTTCTTGTTGATTGTTTTGAGGTTGAACCACCTCTTGATTTGATGCTGGAGTTGTTGACGTTGCACTCGCATCTACCGTTGCATCGCCGCTTTGATTTCCCGTTTCAGGAGTGTCTGCGCTTGTTAATATGGCATTTACACCTTCATTTTCTAACCACTTTTTACCTTCTATTGAGTTAACATTTACATCAATTAACTCTTTTAATCCAGTTTCAGGATTAGTCCACTGGTATTCCTTTATAATGTCAAGCATGTTTACTGTTTCGTTAGTTACCCGTTATTTTTATTTGTTTACCCTATTCTTCTTTTTTGTACTACTGGTTGAGGTTTGTTTTGCTCTGATACTCTTTGCAGAGCAGCGTTGTATTTATTAACATGCCGTTGATGTTGTGAATCCCAACCTTGTCTAATAAACTGAGTGTAGTAATCTGTTATCAATTCATTTCTTTCTCTTTCTAAATCTGGATTTTTTATAAAGTTGTCTATTATAGACATTTGATCAGCCTCACTTAACCCATCATTTACTGTGATCTTCCCATCACCATCAGCGTCTAAAACTTCTATTTGTTCCTCTGTAAGACCTAGAGAGCTGTAGTCAATATTAGATAAATAACCAGATGTTATTAAATCTTCTCTAAGCGAAGAATCTTTTACCAGTGGATCGTAAATAAGAGATATTTGATTACCTGCTTTAACTACATTGCTAACAGCCATTCTGATCATAGTGTCATCAAAAGAACTTTCGTGCGATCCGTTTCTAGCTAAATCACTCGCCATATTTCTTAATTCATTTATTTTTTTAGCACTACCAGTGTCAACTAAAAACTTTTTAGACAACTCGCTAGCTTCTTTTGAAGACATAGTAGAACCGTCTGGATTACTAAAACCAATATCAAAACCTAAGTATTCACCGTTCTCATCAACTCTACTAGCAAATCCCATTGCCGCGTTACTATTGTGACTTCCAAGGATCAATCTGGCTTCGTCATCATCCTGTAGACCTATAGAATACCCATTTGCTTTTAACGTTTTATTTGGCGTATTTTGGTTAGCCCATAAATTAGCATTAGTCTTTCGATGAGTTTTATAATTATTTACTTGATTGCTAAGTTTAGTGACATTATTTAATGATTCTGACTGTTGACCCTTATCGCCATCTAAAAATAACGGTTGAAAGCTAGGGTCTGTTTCTAAAACAGATCTTACTAAAGCAGAATCGTTGTTAGATAACTCACCTTGAGGTTGTAATATTTCATCAGCACCTTCATTAATGCTTTGATCTACGGAATACTCCATTATTTAATTCTTTTAAATTCTACATCTAACTTAGAGTAATCAACAAAATCATAACCACCAACATAGGCTTTGATGACAGCTTCCTTAGGTATATCATCAGACATTACTCCTTGGAATAATCCATCACCCCAATTTTTATCTTTATATTCGAATGTGTATATATTTATTCCGTTAGGTGATTTACCTACAATGCTTATGTTCTCTTTCATTCTTCTGTCACTTCCTCCACCAGTTACAAAGGCACCAGCGATTTGAGCAGCGGATTCTAAAAACCCTGTTGTTCCTCCTACACCCGCGGCAGCCTGTGATCCTGCTATGCCTGCAGCATTTTGCATGACTGCGTTTGCTTGGTTAAATTCCATTCCTTGTTGCCATTGATTACCTTGCGCTTGCATGTTTTGTATATCCATACCAGCTCCAGCCTCAGCCATTAAAGCTTGACCGCCAAAACCTGCTTGAGCCATATCTAAACCAGTCGCTCCTTGTGCTTGTGCCATTTGTAGTTGATTTCCCTGTTGCGCTCCAGCCATTTGTAGAGAAGCTAAATCGCCTGCTTGAGCCATCTGCAACTGAGTACCACCCTGCGCTTGAGCCATCTGTAAAGCATTCGCTTGTTGGGCTTCAGACATTTGTAAATTACCAGCCATCTGTGCTTCAGACATTTGTAGTTGTCCAGCTTGTTGAGCGGATGCGGTATCTAACCTGCTTTGCTCACCTCTTTTTAATCCTTGTATTCTACCAGCTTCTTGTGCTTTTAATCTTTCATTAGCAGACTCTTGTTGACCTATACTAGCTGAAGCTTTTTGAGAGGCTAACTGACCTGACTCAGCCATCTGTTGAGCTAAAGCTGCAACACCACTACCACCAGCGGACTGCTTCATGTTAGCCATTATGTTTGCTCTTTGCTGCTGACCTTGCTGCGCTTCAAACTCTGCCTGCTTAGTGTCTACCGTTAAGTCTTCCATGGTATTTTCCATACCTTCATATTGATTTGGTAGGTTAGACATTGTGTTAGTCAAACCAGACATAGTGTTGGTCAAACCAGACATTGTGTTAGTCAGACCAGAATACTGATTTGTTAACCCGCTGTACTGACTTTCTAGTCCAGACATCGTATTGGTTAAACCTTCATATTGATTAGTTAGACCAGCATAAGGATTAGACATACCAGAGTAGGTATTTTGCATATTAGCAAATGGATTACTAAAACTTATATTACTTAAATCTGAAGCGGCTTGATTAGCCTGATCATACATCTCCATACCAGGATCTGTTCCAAGAAGAAAATCTTTTACGTCACCTAAAAACCCCATATTGTTTTATTTAAAATTATTAATTCATTAATATAATCACAGTTGTAGCGTTTTATTTACTACTCTCAGCAACTTCAAGACTTACAGAATATAATTCAAACTCTTCATCAGAATCGTTTTCAAACTTAACCTCAGAGTAGTAACCTAAAGCTGATGATGAATTAACTACATTACTTTTACTAAACATTATAAAATCAGTGCTAGTATTTGGGTACACTGTGCCAGTAGCTACTTGCACCACTACTTTATATTTTTCTGATGTTGTATCGTAAGTAATTGATACTATACTACCCAGGTTATTAATAATTTCACTAGTCTTAAATTCACTAACAGAAGAGGTTGAAGCGAAATACGCTATATCACCTACTTGAGCTGATATGTTTATGTCGTTGTCGAAAAATAAATCTAAATTTGGCATATCTTTTATACTGTATGTTCGAATATTTTAGTTAAATCTACATTGAAAGTTTGAGATTGTCTACCGAACTTAATGTAAGTTATTCTACCAGTAAAAGTAGCATAATCATTGTCTGTGTTAGATAGACCGTTCCCAACATGAGCGGTTAGCTTTGTGAATTGAACCACTTCGTTATTACCTTTTACTAATGGCTCAAATAAAGTTTCTGTAAGTCCCGGCACTTTCAAGCTAAGTGTTTTACCTTTTAACTCGCCACCTGTAGTGCTGGAGCTGATAACAAATCTTGTACTGCTTGTTACACTAGTTACAGTGGCCCCAACTGGAATACCATCACCAATAACAATCATACCCACGGCAACATCAAATCTTCGTGGGTGATCTATGTTAGTGCTATTATTATAAGACGCTTGCTGTAATTCTATAAACTCGTCAAGAATATCTTCTTTCAAAGAGAAGGTACCAGTCTTCTTAACTCTTATATCAAACGAAACACTTTTTTCACTATCCGGTATAAAGGTTATATCTTTAACAAACCCAAAAGGCTTACCTACGTTTTTGGTCTTAAAACCAAATGTTGATATGTCGCTTATATTTTTACCTGACTCATAGATCCAATCTGAATCTTTAGTAGCTGTAAAGCCTATGCTAACATAAGGTAGTTGAAAAATGCGCTTGGTTAGTATTGCATTTGAGCTATTTGGGCTTAACAGCGTGTCACCTACTTTTTTAGCCGTGCTTCTTATAACAGTAGTTGTATTGTTTCCAATTTGTCCTGTGACAATCCCATCAAGCATGCTTACATCATTTTCATTTAGACTAAAATATCCAGGTGGATAAACCATATATACTTCGGTTCTATCGCAGCCTGGTAGTGAACCGTGATCCAATGTTTGGTGATATATGGAACCAAGAGGCAAAGTATCTAACTCACTATAACAAACTAAATCTGTTTTTAAATCTTCCGATGGAGTATCATCAACACCTATATCAGTATCAGATTCTTCTACATGGTTTGTTGGTCTTGGCCTTACTGACAACGCAAACTCTACCCAACCCTTATCTTTAGTAAAAGGTTCAATAGTTGGTATTTTTAATGTAACGCTTCCATCTTTTGGTATAGTATAAAGAGTTTTTTCATCTAAAAATTCATATTCTCCTCCATCAAGAATTTTATCAACCAATGATTCGCCACCCGCAGATCTTGGGTTTGACAGATCAGTATCTTCGTCATCGCCGGCACTATAAGCAACCTCATTTTTCTTTAGAAACGAAATTTCAAATTTAGCTCCCTTGTCGCCAACTACTTGTACTGTGGCATCAGCGTCGTGACTTATACCTCCAGGTCCAATAATTTCTTCTTCAGCAGACCCAAGAGTTGATCCAAGGCTGAGATTAACTTCTCTAATTTCTTTTGCAGAATTTACACTCAGTGTGTTTGCACTTGGTGCGGATACACTAGTAGATTTTCTTAATGATCTACCACCTTCTGAAAGTAAGTTTTCTGAAAAAAATGGTGCTCCAAGATCAATAGCAGTTTTCCAAGGTATGTAATCCCATTTTATATTACAACTCAACCCAACCATTTGCTCAGAACCGCTAAATGACCATGGGCCTGCATATTGGGTATAGGCGGCGTTGGATGAATTATTATCAGTCTCATAACCAAATGGATCAACCATACTCATATTTGCACCCTGTGTACCATCAACATTGAACCCTACGTCTACACCCGGGGATCCACCAAGATCTTCACTAGCTCCAACTGTGTGTGTATAATAAATATCAAAACTTACTTCTCTGTAGTAATTCTCAAGATAACTAAATGTTGAGTGCCACGCCTGTATAAAGGCCCACCCTTCAGAACCATCTAAAGTAAGACTATCTGGAGCTGACGCTGATTCAATAAGGCCTATTACACTTGGATAACCTTCCCCAGCATTAAGGGTGTCGTGAGTATGAGCCCACGGCCTAAGCACAAAATTATCAAGTGTAAATCTATTCACTACCGTACCACCGTACTGCACGCCAGGAGATATCATGTTTATAATCTGAGAACCACTAGTAGGTGTTGAGCTACTATCGTATGCTAAAGAGCCATTACCAAAGTTGGGGAAGAAAGCCCAAGGATGTAAATCCGCTCCTATATAGAGAGCTTTAGTCCAATAACTTAAAGAACGATACATTTTGTTAAGAATAAATGGTGTTGGGCTACCGTTGACAAAATCCAATATTTCATGATTAGCCAGGTACTCGTTTATATCTTGCTCTAAGTCTATGTACGTGTCATCATTATCCATAGCGGCAAGAACAGTACTACCTGTATCTAGTAAAGGTCCAGCCATCCCCGTTAAGTCATAACCAGGGTGCCCAAAAGGAGTGTATGTATAAGGCGATTCGTACAGAGGTAGCATTTCATCTTGGCTTGTTAAGAATTCTTTAAGAGTGTGCCAATAACCAAGATCAGGTAATATTGCTCTACTTTGACTAGGAAGGGTCTCACCAGGTGTGTAATCCTCTGCGCCAAGTAAGTAGTCATTATCGTCACTTGAATCCGTGTTACTAGGGTCAACTCTACCTGAAGGTACAAGTCCAGTGTATCCACCCGGACGCCACTCAAAATTACCTATACCAGCACCAGCATACGTCATAAAGTTTTCAACATCTGAGTTAACATTATACTTGCTATGCCACCCATTAGTTCTACCATTGTACTCTACTTGACCACTATACCAACCTTCATCTTCAGGAGCAAATGCACCAACACTAAGAGCCGTACCAGGGCCCATCATCGCCAGCTCGCCATTAGATTTATCTTTTACACTATAAATATCTTGTTGTAGCTTTAGCTTTATAGTACCTAACTTTACAGACACACCCTCCTGTACAGTAGCACCTACGTATATAACATCTTTTCTAGTACCATTAAATAAAGGATGGTCGGTGAAATGACTACCATTAACAGTACCTGAGCCTGCAGCATTGACTCCATACGCTTCTGAGTTAATAACCGCACTAGGGCGCGCTTCACCACCAGTGTGGAACTCTCTAGTGTCAAAAAAGAAAACATCATTTCCTGTTGCAATATCTGTGGCTGGAGTGAATGTAACGCTTTCAATATTTATATCGCTACCGTGAGGATTGCTAACCACACCACGATATTTTAAAGGTTTTCTCCTATGAAAAGCTTCATCCCATTGACTTTGATCAAACTCCTTGACATTTAGTGGAAAATTATCACCATCTATCCCGGAAGGTATTGTTCCAAATGTTCCAGCTTCAGAGTTGTATTGCTGAGCAAAACAGTCTGCAAAATCGTTAACTATAGCTAAGGTTGTAAACATAGTGCCTGCTAACTGAGCGCCAGGATCGTCCATGATGTCTATCATTACAACGTAGTTACCAGTACCAGTTGGTATTTTAAAAGTATCTTTCCACCTTACAATAATTCCTACTCTATTGCCTTCTGCCCCACCTTGTGTTGTATCATAAAACTCTATATCATCAATAACATTACTAGAAAGTGTACCATCAGACGTTATAGCTTCTACATTGCCCGAGTTCCATTTATAATTTGCCGCTGCTACAGTATAACCGTCGTTTGCTTTTATAAAAAAAGCGCCACCAAAACTTTCTATTGCACCATCACCAAAAGTGTCATTTTGCCCGTGAAAATATGTCGTACCAAACCCAGCTGCAACATCGTTGTAATCTCCAAAGTTTACTTTAATTAACACTCCAGTTTCAGCGCTTTGATACATACCCGTAAAATCATAATCAGGATTTTCGGTTGTAGAATCAGCCGCCACGGTTTCAGAAGAAAAAGTACTAAAGTCTGGGTTTGAAGCAGTTCCATCTACTTTGAAACTATCTACAATTTTAGCGTTTAAAATATTAGACATATATTTTTATTTTAAATTTCATCAATAAATATATTTGTTGGACCTGAGTATGAACAAGTACCATCATCAACATTTGCACCAGGATTATAATTTACAGCTGTTGGATCCATACAACCTTCAACAATAAGATCACAGCAACTATGGTCAGCTTCATCAAGGAATTGCACTTCACCACTATCATATTCTACACCCACAGCGTAATCACAAGGTTTATAAAAAGCAGGCCAATCAACATACTGGTTTGAAGCGCTACTAAAGTGTTGTACTATTTTACTACTAGTAAAGCTATCCCAAGAAAGATATGTTCCGTCCTCCTGTATACCTATGTAATTAGTAGAATTTTCTAACATACAACCTACGAATACGCAAGGATTGCCATAAAGATCACCATTTGCATTAACATTAACCGCGTTGTGTTGAGCGTCTGGGTTGTAGTTAGAAGCATCTGGATCTTTACATCCATAAATAACCTCTACACACGTACCATCATCAAAATTAGCAGACGCATTGTAATTAGAAGACCATGGGTTCGTACATCCATCAATTTGCTCTATACAGTCACCATTATCTTTAGTAACAAGAGGATTATCGTTTATAGCTGTTGTAAAAGTATACTGGCTAACACCATCTGCTCTAGTACCGGCAAGATTTAAAGCTACATTACAACCTAAGACATGTAGATCTGAGCATTTGCTAGTTACATCTTCACAGCTCGTTTGATCTATAGTTGCATTAGGGTTATAGTTTTGATACAAAGGATCCATACAATCATAGACATTATTATCAACGCAACTACCGTTATCAGTGGTAGCTAAAGGATTATAATTACTAGCACATGGACTCATACAACCTGGTATTGGACTTGACTCAATACTAGATGCTATACCGATACCTTGTATAGAAAAGTTAGAAGTTGGAAGACCACTTAAATCTAATTCATCTTCATTAACCGATGGTTTACCGACTATGTTTGTAAACCATTTACCTTCTTTGTTTTGAAAATCTATAACTTCTATTTCTTCAACATCGGTTTCCATAAGATCAACAAACCAACCGTTTTTATTTCCTAAGTTGTAATAGTTACCGTCACTAACCTCGTTATTTAAACCATCACTAGATATAAAGTTTCCATTAACATCTACAGCTATGTTAGTAACAAACTCTTTAACCCTAGCTTGAGTACCTTCGTAACTTATAGCTTTGAAACTTTTTATTATACTAGGTTGATCATTAAATATCATAGTCACACTAGCATTCTGCTTTTCATCGTAAAACTCCCCTGACGCTGGTCCATCACCATTGTTTATAACATGGTGTAAATATAAGTCACCGTCCTTGGACGTTAAGTAATCTGCGTTTATAGATAAACCGTTATCTGCTACAAAACTCTTAAAACTAGTCCAACCTTTATTTCTTTCGTTGAACGATACAGTCCAGTTATTTCTATAGTTTGATATATTGTAATTTCCTTTTACAGTATCAAAAGTACCAAGTATAGTAGTAGAGTTTAGCAAGTTGTCCCTAAACCAACTCTTCATGCCTAAGTCTGATATAACAGTTAATCCGTCTTGTGACAATCTCAACACTTTATTTCTGTGTTTATCAACAAAGTACATTCTATACCCATCAACAGCTAGTGACTCAGGATTGTTTGATATACCGTAATCTCCAACAAAAGCTTTGGTGTTACCAAGAACTGTATTAGTTGAAACTAAATTAGAACTACCGTCAGCGTTAAATAATGCATCTTTGTTAGCTAGTATTTGTAGCACTTTGTCTTCGCAGAAAGTAACTAAATTAGTATCTCTACTTTTTAATACTTGTATAGGACCATAAGAAGGGTTAACATCCTTAGTTATAGGCTCTGCCATATTAAATTGATTAAGCATGTTCACACCGCTTGTTGAATTATATATACCAGAATGTATCAATCCATTACTTCTAAACTCTTTACCATAAGAATCTAAAGTAGTTGAAACTTTAAAACCATTATTTATAAACGGTGCGTTGTAATCATCTTTTATTCTATTGGACTCTAATCCATTTCCAAAAGAATAGCAGTTAAACCAAGGTAACACAGTTGTAGTATCATACACCTTGTCATCCAGTCTATAATACCCTGTTATCCTTGTTATTTTAGCTTTAAATACTTGAGCGCTACTTGATTCTGAAGTAAGAAAGAAAGAGGAAAATGGAGTTAAATTACCGTTCTCATCCAGAGTGTTATTGTGAATAACTATAGACTCAGGTAAAACCCAATTTGAAAATAATGCTATTCCATTAAAACTTACAGAGTTTATATTGTTATCTTTACCGGTAATGAAATGACTATCACTAGGTAATCCCATTAATGATATAGCCGCTGGGCCTTCTAGTTTCCATATATAATTTACATTACTGTCTGGGTTAAAACCAAGATCAATATCACCTACAATACGTGATTGATCTACACCACCTAGAGTTGTTAGCGGTATTATAAGTTTTCTTTCTTCCTGAGGCCCTGCGGTTAAATGAAACTCTACATCCTCATAGACGGTAGATTTTTCATATCTACTTTTATTAGTATTAGAGTTGGATGATTTTCGTATAGGTTGCCAATAGTCAGTAATATACGCACAGTTTATTGTACCGTCAGGTCTTTCAAATTCTAACTTATCGCCTAAACGTAGTGGTATAGGAATCGCTTCAATTCCGCCATCTCCGATCCCAACCACATCTCTTGCTATACTACTAACGTTCATCCCATCAGCAGGCACTTTATTGTAAGAATGACCAGCATACATGTTTGCAGTGTTGCTTGGTGACTGTATAGCTTTAACTTTAGAAAACAAAGGTATATAGCTTTCTATAGTACTAGTATTTAAGTTTAATGGTATAGCATCTGAAGCCTCATAATATAAATCTAAACCTACATCTTCTTTAGGTTCGGTTTCAAATATAGCATTATCAATATTGTTAACAGTTGTAATGTATTGACTAGTGTCAGCTGCTGATACTAACTCTATTTTAAGACTACTACTACCATCATGCTTAACAGCACTTCTAGGATCCCAAACACTAGTATCAAGCCCTTGATAATCGTTATTGGTTTGCTTAAAGAATATAACAAAACTTTTTCTTTTACAAGCCCAACTAGATCCAACTGTACCTTCTTCTTGACAACCTTGACAGTAAGGACCAACGCCCTCTGGGGTACCGTTAAAAGTCCCAACACCTTTGTAACTAGATCTCGTGTTGTTATGAATAACTGCCCAAACTTCATATATTATAGGATCACCTTGCATACCAGGGTCTGCTTTAAATCTAAACCTTTGACCTATAGTTGTCATCTTCTGTTTAAATTCAGCATCAGGAGTACCATAACCAGTACCAACGTGACTAAACATTATGGTGTTTTTATTTTGCGGAATTATGCCAGCGGCTATATTTCCACTTGCTCCAAGATCAATTTGAAAGTTACTGTTTAAAACACCAGCAAAAGCAGTTAAAACAATCAACGTCCCAATTTCTTCTATGTTAGTATGGAATATACCTTGATTGTAAGCGTGTTCCCATTCAGCTGATGGGTCTTGGAAGTTTGGCTTTGTAAATCCAGCATGGTCAATAAACCATCTATTAGCAGTGTCAACCCCATATGTTGAACCTGTCCAGTAGTCTTCCCAGTAATCTCTAATTAACCCATACTGATACATATTCGTATTAGAACTAGTTATCAAGTCACAGCCGTAATGTGCTTGGGCATACATACCAGGCACGCCAGTTTCCGAGTTGTTTAAAGGTTCGGAAAACCCAGTATAACCCCAGCTATAATCCGTATAGTCATTAACACCATTGTTAGGTACTGGTGTTGCGATAGTAGAGTAGTCACCTCTGTATATAGCACCTTGATCAGCTGGGTTTTGTAAAAACCCGAAATTACCACCAGTGTATATATAACCAACATCAGCTATTAATTCCGCTGAATAAGTTATGTCACTACCTGACTGTATAGTTACCTGTTGTTCTAATGTACTATCTTTGTGTATTTTTACAAAAAACTTACCATCAAATTCTGGTTTGTTTTCAATTACAGAATCTTTTACTTCAACAAAATAATCAACACTTGCACCATCACCAAACCCATAATCCGTTTCCATATCAGCTCTTAGTCCCCAAGGTTCTGTTACTGACACAGAGTAAGATTGAGCGTTTATATTAGACACTCTTCTCCATTCCGAGTATAACACTTCTGATGGTGTAGCTCCAGCTGAGACTCCTTTTATTCTAGCCCATCCTACACCTTCAAACGACCTAGCACCACTCGCTATCGCACCAATTCCGCTACCAAGCCAGCTTTCACCAACGATTTGAGCGCTAAGTAATTCGCTTAAGTTTACATTAGCAGTCATATCTAAAGGTGTAACCCCTATGATTTTATCGACCTTTTTAATATAATCAGGGGCTTCGTTGCTTATAGATAACACCTTATACTTGGCATCGTCGTTTAGTACTGGTGTTTGTGAGTCATGAGCTTTCTTTAATATTAAATATGTATCCTCATCAACCTTGTTTCTGTCAGCAGAAGAAAAAGAAATCCATATAGTACCATCGTCATTATTGTACCAACGATCCATAACTAAATTATAATACTCGTTGGAAGTCTCTTTTATATAAAACTTGTAGTAATCCATCCAGGGCTCTGGCTCAGCATTACTATTACCACCGCCCCATTTTAACTTTGCTTTTATTTTATTTAATCTAGCGCACTTATCTTTCTTTACAGTAAAACTTTCGTGCACATAGTTTTCTGAACTAGAGTTAGGTTCTAAAGTTTCAGGATCAACTTCAAACTCTTCATTGTAAGAACCACCGACTCCAATTACAGGCGTTTCTCTACCGTACTTATCACCAAATACAACTCCTAGCTTATACTTTCTCATGGACTTTAAAGACTTGAACGGACTTAAAGAAAGGTCTTCATTGTCTATTCCCGGATGGTGAGTAGTGATTACTTGACTATCTACAACTATATCGTTTATAACATCATAACCTTGCTCGTAGTTAGCGTACACTAATCTATTTCCAGTAACTTCTTGAGCCTTAGCTGTTATAGGTACATTGTCCCAAGCTCTTAATATTTGAGAAGACTCAAGTGTTCTATGAATCATCTCAGTTGTTATATCAAGAACACCTTTAGCACCGCTACCATCAAATCCAGTAGACGTACCTAACATATTGTGCCACTCAAAGTCTTTACCTCTTTTTATAGTTTTTACAACGTATACATTTGGAGAGGTAGTATCTTTAAATAATATATCTATTTCTTTAACGTCGTCAGGTCTAGACACGTACTCATTTACAAAATCAACAACTCTAAGTTTTCTTAGGTTATTAGTCATACCAAGATTATAACCTTTAATAGGTGTATAATCGTATTTTGAAGGTAAAAAAGCCAACTCAGACCATGGCGCAAATGTTGAGCACTCGTTATCGTAATATTTATATCTATACGAAAATCTACCTATTTTATCGCTAAACATTGGGTCTGTTTGTATTAAGCTAACATGCCAACTAACATATTCACCAACTTGAGAGTATGTTATGTTGTTGTTAACACTGTGCACGTCTAACGTGTATACATTGTTGTTTACAGAAGTAACAGAAGCCCTAACTGAAGCATAAGCATTATTCATAGCTGTAAAAACTAGCTCGGAACCCTCTACAAAATTTTCTGAAATAGCGACACCTTGAGCTTCTGAACCAGGGTATACATTAACAAAGTCATGAGTACAATTAGCAGTAGTAGCCGTTCCGTCTATAGAAGTAGATGAATTACTCATTATTAATTTAACAGCGTTTCTTGGGGCTTTTTTTATTACCGTTATATGATCTCTAGTTATAGTATCAATAACGCCTAATCCTAAATAGTTGCCAGGATCTTCTATTTGTGATAACGTTTTTAATTGTTTAGGATTATCACTATAAGGGTCTCTTGCTAAGTTTTTAGAATGTGTTGAAAATCTAGGAATATTTTTTCCCAAACCATTAGTTAATCTATCTATATTAACTTTCTTAGGTTCCGAAAGCCCGTCAGTCCATAGCAACAAGTTGTCTACTATATTTATACCCGTTATCTGTTTGTTTTCTATTCTTGATTCAAAACCCTGAACATAAGCTGTTTCATTACTACTAAGAAACTCTTGAAATTGTAATACAGGTTCTGGGTGAGTAAAAATCCAGTGAGATATTTTATCATTAGTTATACTAGACGAGTCTTCTGCTGGTGTGTTAGGTATTACTCTATCAAAATATATTCTATTAGCATATTCATCTACTTCTATAACTACAAGCCCATTACCCATCTCTTGACTAGTAGGATAATCTAAAGCAAAGTTAAAGTCAAAGGTAGTAGATGTAACCGCATCAAACGCTTTAGCGACCATGCCAGGTCTAATATTGTCTTTAATATTTTCTTTATTCTCATCATTAAATGATATAAAATCAAAACCCTGACCTTCTTCTATTAAGAAAACGTTAGGAGTTTCGTATCTAAGTATATCAGTTAAAACTGGATGTATTTTTTTAGATACACTATCATATTTCACAATCATATCCTTAAAAACCTTTGGCTCTTCACCCATAGGTCTAAAGCCAAACTCTGGAGATGCTATAAAGAAATAACAAGAGTTAGTTTTATCATCAGATACAGATCCTACAACTTTACTAGTTACACCATTGTGGTTAACTGTGGCAGCTACAGGGTCACTCACTTCATTATAAGATGGCAACTTTTTATTACCACGTATAGATTGTACTACACCAACGTCACTACCATCTGACGTGGTTACCTCTATGTTCATAGCATCTCTATATTGACCTTGAGGAAGCAATCTTTCATCAAGATCTTTATTCATCTTTCCTGCTTGGAAAGTTTTTGTTAATCGAGCCATACTTATTACTTAATAGGTTTGCTTAATCCTTTCAACACTTGTGTGAACTCCTCCATCTTAATATTAGAAAGTCTAATCTTAGCTTTTCTAGTTTCTGCAAACTTCTCTCTCTTAAATCGTTGCACCACACCTTCTGGTATATTTGATCTACTTGAAACTAATCCGTACATTATATGTTTATACACAGCTTCTTCACAGAACTTATGCACTACCATTTCGTCATTGGTACCTAAACCATCACTAATATATTTCAATGTCACTCTTGTTCCCGAGAGGTCTGAACTAAAGTGAATAAAGCCAGTTGCTTTATCTATATAAAACGTCCCGTTCTGTTGTGCGTGCTGTGGATCTAAACCGTATCTTCTACCTCTATTGTCAACTCTGTTATGGTCCAAAGCGTCGTAATCTTGATTAGAATTAGAAGATGGTATAGAACCAAACTTATCACGAGTATCTGAAGTGTGGGGGTTGTTAGCGGTCTCACTAGTTGTAGGTCCTTGACCTACTGCTGATACTAAAATAGTACCACTATCAAAATCGTAAGAACCATCCGCACTTTGTTTTATAGGGAACGGATTAGACGTTTTACCTGTAGGATATATAGGTTTTTCTATACCATTAGAATCTACTCTAACAATTTTAGTATAGTTAACGTAATCTTGCGGTAAAGGCATAACTAATGTCGCGGGAACTTCTTGCTCATAAGCTTTGTGAGATCTTAGAACATCGTATGATAATTCTTGTATAGCTCTCATACCGTGAAACTGAACATCCATAATATTGGCTTTATTTATTATCTTACCATCACCAGTGTATATTAACATAAAGGAGTTTATTATATCGCTAAGTGATACAAACTGATAATTACCTTTGTTTTTTGTAAGCCCTTCGTAATATGATTTTTGTGTTGTACCGTCTAATAACCCCATAATTATTGAATTTTATCTTCCGTATTTGTGGATTCATTTCTAAGAGATAGATCAGCTAAAGCTTGATCTCTATATGATATTCCAGCTAACTCTAATATTTTATTTACTAACGTCCCTCTTTCTGATTTGTGTAAATCAAAATCTGTACTATCGCCTGAGCTGTAAGTTATAGTACCATCAGAGTGACTAGAGTTCCACGCAGGAGTTGATGGGAAAATAACAATATCAGCGTCAGGGTTGACAGTAGGCGTTGGATGAAAGATCACAGTACTAGTATCTTTTCTATAGTATATGTGATGCTTTGGAGATGACGAAGGGAAGAATGCTTTCGCACTAGCGAAGGCTTTCACTTTGTTAAAGTAATCTATATCAACTTCTTCATAGTAAACGCTATTACCCACGTCATAAACTTTTATAATCCAATACGGTGAACTACCCACAGCCCCAGTAGACTTATTGACGTCAGCGTCTTCAAGTATAAACGGGCTTAACCTTTCCCTTATAAGTTCAGCGTTTCTTTTGTCACCAACAAGCCAAGCTTGTTTAAAATCATGAACAGTGTTTTCAAATATATCCTCCTGAGCTCTCTTAGCTAATATATTAAACTCTGCTGGTGTTACATAAGGTCTTGGAGTATTCTTAGCTACAATAGAGTCTTTAGTCATTGCACTAGCCTTCTCAATGTTGTCGTTTTTGACAGCATTTATAACTTCCTTATATACTTCATTTACATCTATAGCCATAGTTAATTATTTTTATCAGCTTTATTCATTTGTTCGTTTGTTACTGCGGATTGTATTAGAGCTGGATCCGTCATAGAGATTCCAGCTAGTTCTAATATTTTATTAACAAGAGAACTTTCCTCTGAAGAATGTAATACAAAGTTTTTAGAAGCGTTAGAGTTATATAAAGCTTTATTATTAACAACTACATAACCCCACTTAGGATCATCAAAATCTGTTATTGGTCTTACAAAATCTACTAGTGGAGTAATGCCAGAACTAGCTAAAGGATAGAAGGCCAAAGTACCATCAGACTTTCTATAAAAAGAATTTTTAGAAACAAACTTTAAGTTACCTGAAAGTACTATATTATCTACGTTTAAAGGAAAAGCGTGGTCACTGAAGTAGTCTTTCAAGTAGTTAAACTCTTGCTTTGTTACTTCTTCAAACACGTGTTGACCATCTAAGTCGTGTACATTTTCAATCCAGTAAACAGAGTGACCAGCGGTTAACGTGATAGTACCCACAGCTGAAGAAACAGATACAGCATTGTCTTCTACTTTAAAATGATTCATCTTTTCTTTAAGCATGAAAAGACTGTTATGCTGACCTAAAAACTGTTCTGAATTTAAGTAAGCATCTTTGTAATCCTGAAAAGTACTTTCGAATATTTCGTTTTGAGCTTTCCTAGCAAACAGATTAAACTCTTGAGGTGCTATATAACCTCTCTGCTCTTTGTTTGCTATAACTAAAACTTGTTGATAAACGTTATCTATTGATACAGACATATTAATCTATTTTATAAGGGAACTGTTTGTTCAACCAGTTCTTCCTCTTATTACATCCACAATCTTTTTTACCTACAAAACTAGTAGCTAAGTGAGCTAAAGTTTTTATTCCGGTAAACTTAGTGAATTTTTCTATTGAGTCTCCTAATCCTTTTGATTTCATAGCATTCTATTTTACTTTAATATAGTTACATAGTAAAGCGAGGAGTTAGTATAGGGTAAAAAAAATAGCCACCCGAAAGGATGGCTATTAATATTAAGTTACTTAGTGATTAAGCAGCTGACTGTACGGTTACAACAACACCAGTTATGTCACTAGTTAAATATTCACCAGTTGCGGCATCACCTAAAACGATAACACCATCTTTATGTTTATGACCATTAAAAACGGCTATAATATCCTGCATAACTTTTACCTGTTGATTATCAGTAATAGTTAATACTACATTATCATTACCATCTGGATCAGAACCAATAGACTCTTCCATTGGTTTAAACATTAATGTTAATTCAGTTGAAGTTGTGCTCTCGTCTGTAAATCCTAAGAAATTACTAACAGGCCAACATGCAACATCATGTGACGTATCACCAACACTAGCAGCTGTTGCTTGTTCGTTTACTAAAACAAATCTTTCCATTTTTTTTTGTTTTTAAATATTAATAATTTCTAAATTACGATGCGTTTCTAACTTCTACTTCTATACCAGTAATAAGAGAAGAAGGCGAAATACCAGCGGCTTCATCATACACAACAATAGCACCATCAGAGTTCGGATGCGCATTGATTTGTCTAACTATAGCCTTAATAGCATCCATATGCTTATTATCGGTAATAGTAAATTTTACGTGATCCGCGGAAGCTGGGTTATCAGGCTCTGATAAACTTCTGAATAAAGCGTAAACTTCAGTTGAAGTACCATCTAAGTTTGTAAAACCTAAAAACCTAGACAATGGCCAACAAGCAGTGTCATGAGCAGCATCACCAACTGAAGCAGCGGTGCCTTGCTCGTTAAAGATTAAGTATCTTTCCATTTTTTAAATGTTTAATGATTAATAAATAATTGTTTATGAATTAAGGTCTAAAGTTTAAGGATTAGGGTTTGTGCTTATTTAGTATTATAAGAAACGGTTATGATAACCGCTTCTCTATATTAGTGTATACTTCCATACCTTCATCAGTTTTAAACCACTGTGCAAGCGCGGAGTATGGGTGTTCGTCAAACGGAACTGTCATAAGTTTTCTACCATTAGTACCCCAAGTGAAAGTTCTTTGATCTGATGATAACTTTATAATGTTTAGTTCAGTTGCTTTAATACCGAAGTTTCTCAACTGTACATTATCGTCATTAACCAACTCTAAGAACAGTTCAGGGTTTCTTTTAGCGTATAATAGTAAGTCTCGTCTAAGCTCCTTAGAACTCATGTCTGACACCTTAGATCCAACTTCTACACGCATAACAGCTTCAGCTAAATCTATATCTATATCTCTAGCAGCGTTAAGAGCTTCAATCTCCATCTCTAACCATTCAATTTCATTGACTGCGTTAGCAACTGGTTTTTCTTCGTAGAATAAGACACCTGTATCTGGGTGATATAAAGATAAAAGCTTTTGTAATACTACTTTTTGCTTTTCTACAATTAACATACCGTTTCTAAAAACAATATGCTCCATTCTTTGATCACCAACCATTTCATCAACAAAAGGTGTTCTTTGATTAGAAGTATACTTTAACTCTCTTTCGTAACCTTTCTCTTCGTCAAACCAGTGTATGTTTGCTGATCTAACAGATCTTGATAAAGGTTTTTTACTTCCTTTTAGTTTATAGATTCTATCTTTTAGTTCCCAACCGTCACTTAAAGTTTTATTTGTTTTTTCAACTCTAGTAGGTTTTTTAACTTCGACTTGCTGTTCTAATACTTCAACAGCTTCTTGCTCAACAACTACTTCAGTTGCTTTTGCTTTTGTTTGCTTTTTAGCCATAATATAATATAATAAAAATTAAAAAAATAAGACCGAGGCCGAAGCCTCGATCTAAGTATAAATACTACTTCATTAACATAAAGTTGTTAGCACCTTGAGTAACTAAACATCTTTCAGATAAGAAGTGTAATTGCATTGCATCTAAAGCAGATGTAGCAGCACCAACAGAACCAGTAACCCAAGTTTTCATTCTTCGGTCATCAGTTTGTGAAGCTCTATATCTCACGTGTAAGAACGGACGTTTAAGGTTTTTACCTAAACTTTGATCATAAACACTTGAAGTACCTGCAGGAATAATAACACCACGAATAGCTGCAGATCCAGCAACTCTGTTTATTTCACCACGAGTAGCCTTGTCGTTTAAATATCTAAAGTCAGATTTGTAGAAGTCGTAAGAACCTCTTCTGAAACCAGAAAAACCTAAGTTTAAAGCCATATCTTCGTCGTTGTCAAACACTCCGTAAGAAGTACCACCAGCTCCGTAAGAATTCATAGAAGCTAACATATCATCAATAGCTAGAGACGAAGCTCTATTTAAGAATAACATGTTTTCTTCAATAGCACCTTGCTTGTCAAACTCTGCTAGTATAGCATCAAACTCAGCTAAGTCAGTAGCAGCGTTAACACCAGAAATACCAGAAGTAACATTACCTCTAGATTCGATAGCAGCAAACAAGCCTTCAGAACCAGCAGAACCAGCACCACCATCAGCAGCACCACGGATTTGTCCGTCCGCAAAACCAACAATAGAATCAGCTGCTGTTTTCTCAGCTTCAAGCATAGACATTTCTAAATAGTCCGTGAATCTAGCGCGAGTATCACCTTCAGCTTTCAAATACCATAAGTAACCGTTTTGACCTTCTTCACCAGTAACTTCAACCCAACCAATTTGAGATGCATCAGATCCAGATACTTCGTAGTAATCTTTCATGATGATTGGCTTGTTACTGTAAGACTTAAAAGTCGGCTGTAAAGCGGTTCTTTTGTCTGCAGCAGCAGTACCAGTAATATCACTGTAAGATTGACCTTTACCATATTCAGAACCTACTACTAATAAAACAGATCCACTACCAGTTGTAGCATGACCAGTTAAATCAGCTTTATCGTAAGGCTCAACAGTTATAACTGCTGAAGCTGGAGTTTCAACTACTAAACATTTAGTAACTATACCAGCGGTAGCTATAAGCACTACGTCGTTAACACGAACACCGTGATTCGCTACAGCAAAACCATTTTCCCCATTAGCAGAACCATCAATATCAGTTACTACAGTAAAAGTTCCGTTAGTATCACCAGCAGTAGCTACTGTACCAACGTAAGATAAATGTAATCTACCTTGTTCAGACCATACAACTTGATCAGCTGTCATTGCCTCTTCAGCACCTACTTGAGCTAAGAAACCTGAAATAGTTCTCTGTCCGAAAACCTCAGCTTCTTTTTCCATTAGGTCTGGTAAATATTGTTGCTCCCAACCGGTTGAACCGCCTGCGAAGTCAATGTAGTTGCTAGCTAAAGTTTGCTGCTGAGCAGAAGGAACTTTATTTAACAACGCACCATTTGTAATTGCCATAATTTTTTAATTTAAAGATTAATTATTTTCTTTTTCTAATTTTGAATTTGAAATCATTAGAATCCTCACCTAGTACTCTAACTTTCATCCCACCAGTTTGCTCACTTCCGTGAGTTCCTCTAGGATTAACGTCAATATTCTTACCTTTAGCTACAGCATCTTTAATTGCGTCTGCTTTTCCTTGCTCATAAAAATGTTGAGCTATAGCGTCTGCATTCATTGCTGTAAATATAGATTTGTGATAACCTTTAGCGTTTTCAAAACCATCATCCTTTAGGTGCTCCCCAAGAAAATTATTTAAATCGCTTTGGCTTTGCTTGACGTTGTCTACATTCTTAACATTAAACCTGTATTTCTTATCTCCGACGTCATAATCAAAACCTTTGAATTCGTCGTTAAATAAGTTATTAGTTTTATGTAAAAAATCCTTGTTAACGGTAGCGTTACGACTCTTAGTCTTTTCAGACTCTTTATTGTAACGATTGAAAAAATCAACTGCCTTTTGTTGCTCGGGTGTGAGTTTACTTCCAGCTTTAATTTCTTCATAATATTTAGACTTTTGCCCGTCTAAGTAGGATCTTGCCTCGGCAACTTGCTCTTTTAAGGCAATTTTTTTTGATTTTATTGTACGCTCATCCTCCATGTCTTCATCAAAACCAAACTTATCTTCTAATAAAAAGCTTCTTTCTGATGGTGAAAGATGAGATTTAGTCTTACTATAATACTCGTCTAGTATCTCTGAATCATCTAACTTTGTTAAATCTCTATTTAAAGTTACGTAATCATTTACATCTCCACCAGTTTCATTCATAAATTGTATCAATTTTTGAATATTTTCAGGTAAAGGGGTTCCAGATGATATAGAATCTACAGCAGCTTGTTCTACTTGATTTTGTAAATCTTGTGCTTCCTTAGTGTTAGGCGTTGAATCAACTACCTCTTCTAATACTGGTGTTTCTGTTTCTTGTACTTCTCCTTGCGGTTGTACCTTTTCTTGTTCTTGTGAGGCGTCGATGGTTTCATCGCGTCCCACCATTCCTGCTGTGTTAGCTTCTGTTTCTGTAGTTTCATTGGTTGGAGGTTTATTCAAATCTACTTTGATAACGCTATCATCTCCAGCGCTTTCAAATTTTGATTCATCGATAGTGTTTTCGATGGTTTGCTCTACAGTTTCTTCAACTGCGTCTTTTTTTTCTTCTGCCATAATAAAATATTATATAATTAATTATTTAGGATCGAACCGCTCTAAACCGATTCCGCCTCCTACTACATCATTACCTGATGACTCAAACCTTTTAAGTGATTCACCCTGATTTTTTTGCGCCATCTCCTGCGCTTTATTAGCTGCTTGTTTATCTAGCCTACGGTCTTGACCAGCCTCTTTCATAGCGTCTCTACCCATTAAGACTTTATTTTCTATACCATTTAGCTGCATGTTTATATGCATCTCGTGATCCATTAACTCTTTCTTAACAGCAGCTTCTCTTTCTAAAAATTGCATTTTCAAATCATTCTTCTGCTGCTCTAGTTTCATATCTATTTGAGCTTTAGCTTGATTCTTTTGTATTTCAGCTTGCGCCGCCGCTTGCTGTGCTTGTTGGTTAGCTTGAGATTGAGCTTGAATATTTTGTTGTTGCATAGCTTGATCTCTTTCTAGCTTTCTCTGTCTTCTTATTTTTAACAGTTGATTAGCTAGCTTTACGTTACGAATTTCTCTAAGATCTATAGCATCGTCTAGATCTATTATTTTTTGAGATAAAGCTTGCTGTATATTGTTTTCAAGTATTTGTTTTTCCTCATCATCCGGCATTAACTCTATAAATATACCAAAATCATAAAGATGCAAATCACTCATTTCATCTAATGTTGCTACGTTATGAGCGCCAATAGATTGTATAAAAGCTTCTCTTGTTGGTGAGTACTCTATAATATCAGATATTCTTAACGATAAAGCTTCAGCTGATTCAGTAGCAAGCAACAACATAGATTGTAATATATGCCTAGTAGCGGTGTTAGAATTAGCGGCTGCTATTTTCTGTATACCAACTAAAGAATTTTTATCAGGAGTAGATGCGTCTCTAGACTCGTTTAGTCCGGTGACGTCTCGAATCATTTGCAAATAGTAATTATAAGTCTGTATTAAACTCTGTAGTTTCCCACCTGCAGCACCATTTTGTATTTGTTGAATAGGTATTTTACCAGGGTTTTGATCTCCTTCAGAAGTGAAAGATCTACCTATAACAGAACCAGTTTGAAAAAACATGTTTAAAGCTTCCTGTGGATTATAGTTAGTTCCGTTACCAAGATCAACTTCAGCTAAACCATCCGCATCTAAATAAACACCATCAGGTACCATGCGTGACAACACTTGCTGCAACTTCAAGTGGGTCAACTGTATCATATCAGCAAATCCAGTTATTCTACCAACAGTGGATTCTATTTTACCTTGATACATTCTAGGTGCTACTATACTATAGTTCATTTTAACTTTATCAAAGTTAGACTTAGTACGCATCATGTTTTTAGCCATCTCCCATTTAAGTAGCTTGTCAGTACCTAGTATTAACACACCTTCATACAAGCACTCCATCACTCTTTCAAGTTTCATAAAGTTTCCTTCCATATCAGCAGGAGGATTAAAAGTATCATCTTTCTCTATTACTCTTTCAGCACCAGTGCTTAATTCTTTTACTTTATAAGTGTTATTTTTATGAGTTTTATAATTAAAATAAAGTACGTTTACTTTGTTTCTATCTCTATTGCTATTGTTATTGTTGTAGCTTTTTATTGAGCTTCTAGGACCTTCTACTAAATCCTTAACGTCTTCTTCTGTAAGTTCAGGAAACTGCTTTACCAACTCATTTATTGGAACTTCTTTAACTTCACCAACGTAGTATATATCATCAAAGTAAGGCGACTCAGTATAAGAGTAAACTAAGTTAGCTGGGTCAACGTATTCAACTTTAGCCCCGTCACTCCAGTCAAACGTAGTCTTAACTGCTCCAATACCTATAGTTGTTAAGTCGTAAAGACATCTTCTTTTAGTTAAATCAAACTTACTACCTTCCATTAAAACATTTATAGCCTGCTCTTCAGCTAACTCAACAGCCTGCTTGTAATCTAGCTGCATGTGTAAAGCTAATTCTTCTTCAGTGTCAGGTAAATCTTCTGGATTGTTTTCATAAAGATCAATACCCATGGAAGACTGCACGGTGTCATTAAACCTTTTAGATCTCATATCTTTTAATATAGACTCCATGTACTCAGTTCTTTGGCTGATACCATAGCTGTCCTGTGAGTAAGCTTTAACGTCGTAAGCTCTTTGAGCCATACCATTCACAACAATATCTACAAACTTAGGTATTATAGGTACAGGTTTCCAATCTAAATTTAAGTAGCTTAAGTCACCGTTGATAGACAACTCATCTTTATACTTTTGTATAGGCTGTTCACCTCTAGCGTACAATCTAAGTTTGTGAAAGTTGTTTTTAGAGTTTAAATACTTACCATTTGAACTACTGAACCACTCGTGTTCTATAGCTCTACCAACCTTCAAACCATACTCGTATGTCATCTTCTCTAAGTCACTAACTGCTTGAGAAGGAAAATTCTTTATCGCAGACTCTGCCATAATTTATTTTTTTATTATTGTTGAATTAAAACCTACGTTTTTATATTTAGATATAGAAATGTTAAGTGGTTCTCTTTTGTATTCTGGATTTGGTCTATATAAATGCCTGTTACAAGCCATGATAGCTAAACCAGTACTAATGGAAGCATCATGCTTTGTTCTTTTAGTTATGTCAAATCTACTCCAATCGTTTAACGTCTCGTTAAAATACATAGTACCGTAAGTACCATCTTGAAGCAAACCTACATGATCGTTAATGTACATTTCTATTGCTGCTGCGTGAGCCTGTTTTATATCTTCACTAGAGTTTGGTATACCACCAACTTCTTTTTCAGCTACAGATAATTTATTCCATATCTTGTCAGGGCGGTTCATACTAAAACCTCTGTAACCTCTTCTTCGTAAATAATATAATAATCTAGGCTTGTTGTTTTCTGCTAGTATTGGCATACCATAAAATACGATAGCCATTAAAACATCTTCAAAAAATGTCTCTGCAGTTTGTGGTCGAGCTAGGTATTCTAAAAAGAAAGTGTTAGCAGGAGCATCCTCCATACTGAATTTAGTTAACCCGTGCAAAGCTCCTTTAGAACCTTTACCGTCTACCGTTCCAGATATATCATAACTATCACAACCAAACGCACCCATATGCTCGTTACCAGGATGCTTAATACCGTTCTTTATTATTACATTATTCTGCAACTTACTACCTGGTACCCAGCTAACTTTAAATCTACCGTTGGGATTAGGGCTAAAAACAACTTGACTATCTTTAACACCATTAACCCATTGAAAGTTTCCAGTAGTTAGCACGGAAGAGTTTCTGTTACCCTCATTATAATCGATCTGTTCGTAAATCTTGACAAGGTTGAATAATGAGTTTTTAGTCTCATCTCTGAAGGCATGTTCTTCTGTTCTAGGAAATTGCCTGTAAAATTCGTTTAACGCATCTTGATCACCTTTTAAACCATCGACCTCGTTCTCCCAATAATCAACAACACCAATGTCTATTAATGCACCATGAGGTCCTCGCCTGTCATTGCTTGGTGTATCAAATACTGGAAGTCCGAACTCATCAATAAATCCTTCATAGTTCCATTCCATTGGGATAAACAAAGAATATAAACCAGATTTTGTCTGACCATTTCTATTTCGTCTTGATACATCTGAATCATAAAATAATTTTTTAAAGTTATCACCACCTTTGTCTAACGCATTCGAAGTTGAACCCATCATGCATTTACCAACTATTCTACCACCTAACCTCAAGCAGGTTTTTGTAACTCTCCAGTTGTGTAGTATATTATCAGGTCTTTCCCATTTACCACTTTCATCGTGAACTAATAAAGAAAGCTTTTCCCCATCATAACTGTTGTCACCAGTGTTTTTCCAGTCAATAGTAGTATCAAGACCTTCCATATCATCCTGCTCTTCATGAAGACCCATTTTTCTACGAGTAAACTTTTTAGCTGGTACACGGTAAGCTAGCTCTGACTTCGGGCGATCCATACCATCTTGTATAGGCTTAAAGAAAAACGGATAGTTAATACTTATAGGTACTATCTTATCCGTAAACATTTTTTTAGCATCAGCTCCACTTTTCGATAACACTCCAAATCTACTATCACCTGCGAGAGTGGCTAAATTAACGGTTTCAGCTGAACTCATAAATGAGAAACCAGAACGTCTATTCTTTAAATAACACATCCCATAACATCTCTGATCAGCTTTACACGCTTCCCAAAATATAAAAAACAATCTATTGGCCTCTCTAAAATCTGGAGCACCAACATCAATCTTACTCCATTGTAGGTACATATAGTAACTACCAGGTATGTATGTTGGAATACCGTTGTTCATAAACCAAAACCCATTCTCTCTTCTATCAAACTCTTGATCTATATATCCATAGTGGGCTTGTTTGAATTCTTCAGGATAATCTACCCAGTCAAACCTAGTTTTAATTTTCTTGAAAACTTCCGGTGTACTAAACTTTCTCCACTTCTGCTCACTCTTCTTCTTAGAGCAACTGAATACATCTTTAGGTACTTTAGGTAAAGCTATCTTCAACCCTTGTATATCAAGTATTTCACCTACTTGCCCAGATTTAGATATAACTATTACATCACTTTCCTTATTGTAACCATACTTCCATTTCTTACCCTTATTAAGTCTATTAATAGTGGTTAGCTTTACTGGTTCAATTACTTTGTATAGTGACTGTTCGTACATTATTTACTTCTTCCTTCCGCAAACCCTTGAAATTTAGGTTTACTATCTTTAGGTTTATCTAGATCATTCAACACTCTTTCTTCTTCCTCTATTCGAGTTAAAATTTCAAAAGCATCAAATATAGCTAGCTTCTTAGTGGCTGCAGCGTTCTTTAATCTATCTGCTGATATATCATCATCAGAATCTACAATAGGTTCTTTAGCTACTTTAATTAACTCTTCTACTGCTCTCCGCCCAGCTTGGATTATATTCTTTTTCGTCTCCTTGGTATTCATATTCAATTGTAATAAAATTATTCATAACTCTGTATAATCTTTCCCCGTCTATAGTAAACTCAAATTCACTACTAGGTCTAAACCCAACTAATTGCGTAGGGAGAAACGTGCCGTCAGAATACTTAACTATACCAACCAAAGGTCTTTCTACTTCTATAGAAAATTTATCTTTATTTTTCAACGGCTTTACAAATGTGTAACCATTAATGCATTCCCAATCTAGCGTTTTATACATGTATATCTGATCAGGATTAGCTAAGTACTCGTTTTCGTTTAAAAATCCTTTGCTATTTTTTTCTACACCCTTAACGTTGTGCCATCTTCTAAATATGTTATGATGAACTATGACTTCTTGGCCTTCCTGTAAGTTATGTACATTATTAATAGGAGTAGAGATAATAATAGCTTTACGGTTAATATATCCATGATTGAATATTTCAGTATTTAATATTAAGCTTTTACCATCCTCTACTTCTACAGAATTATTATACCTATCCCCCGAGGGTTTTATTATATAGTCATATAACGGTTTCATCAGTAGTTTAAATTATATTCAACTGATATTGCCATGTTTTTATTGAAATCCTTCCAAGGAATAACAACATCCTTCTTCCTGATGTAAATAGAGTACTTAGTATCTTCCTCTAATATATCACATATCGTATGACCACCGTAAACGTCTTGACCAACAGAATAATGCATGGCATCGTTCTTATAGTCTTTACCTACAGTGATCTTTCTAATCACGTGATTCTCCATCTTTCTCTGGATAGTTGATAGTACCATCGTCTAAGTTTACGTCAAAAGTTCCATAACTTTCGTTTAAATCATTTTGAAGTTTTACTACTTGACCTTGTAACTGTGAATGTTGATGTAGCATTTCATGCTTTTGAGATTCTAACTGACCTATTCTAAATTGAGTTGAATTTATTCTATTTACTACATTCTGTAATTTACCCAACTCCTCTTCAGTTATTTTTTCTGCTTTAGGCTTTAAATCGATAATTTTCTCTTTTGTTGCTTCCATAATAAAATTTAATTTACTTTTTTGTTTTTTCTAGTGAACGTCCTCCGAAGTAGGCTCCTATCACTGTTATTAATACTAATTGTAATAAATCAGTCCACTTTTGTTCTACATCAAAAGCTATAACACCAGCGTCAATGAATATCATTAATACTGTTGATACAACTAAAAACATAAGCACTAGTGGTCTAACGTTCTTTGATAACCAAGAATCAGACTTCATGTCTGCTTCCCAACGATTAGTCACCTGCTTTTGCATCTCTAACTCATGGTTAGATATTAATTCTTTTATCTTATGCTGTGCAGCTAACTTTTCTTCTTTAGAAGTGGTGAGGTCGTCTAAGACTCCGCCAACGTCCTTAATAAGCTTGCCTGCTCCAGAGGATAACACTTTCTGCAGGAACCCCATTATTTCTTTTTCTTAATCTTATTTACAAGTCTTCTAGCGCCTTGTCTAAGTCTAGATCCTTCAGTTTTTCTAGCAGCTTTATTATGAGCCTTTTCCTCAGTGGTCTTGTTCTTCATGTTGTTAACTTTAGTAGAAGATTTTTTTACCATTTTAGCTGGAGACTTTTTCATCATTTTCAACGCTGACGGTTTTAACATCTTGCCGGGAGAAGCAAGTATAGCATCTTTTAATTCTTTCGGTAAACTACCTTGTTTACCTTTTAAAGCTTTTTTAGCAGGAGATTTTTTCATCATCTTTGCTGGAGACTTTTTTGCCATTTTGGCAGGAGTTTTTTTCATCATGATTGTTTGTTTTTAATATGCTTGTACATTGATTTCCCTAGAAGCTCACCAAACTTACTATCACTCTTATAGTGAGCGTGAGCAACCCTCCTGCTATAAGATATTTTTTTAGCTAATCTTTTAAAATCTTTTTTTTTACTAGGATATTGATCACCTAACACACCAGCTATTAAGAAAGCTTGAGCTGAGTGGCCAGACGGGTAAGACATAGTTTTCATAGAATCCATTTCTATATCTTGCATAGAGATATTCATTTTAACAGCCATATCCTTTGGTCTAGACCTATTGAAGTAATTTTTCAAATCTAATATTATAGGCGCGGATTTCTTTATTAATTCAGCAGCTATAGTCTCATCGTAGTCCTTTATTTTTTTCTTGCTAATTAAATCTTTGAACGCTTGCTCAATGTCATCATGCTTCTTAACGAAGTCTTTGTTTAAAGGTATTTTATTTAAAGCTTTAACCTCTAACATGCAATCATAAGAATTACTATTAGGTGGTTTAACTTTTTTAAGCTCCGAATAATCGTAATCTTTAAAGTAATCACTGGTTATAGCTTCATTCGCGTCTTGCTCCCAAGGAAACATTTCGCTACCCTCTTTATAAAACTTACCATTGTACTTTATGGCACCATCTTTTCTTTCGTACTTTTTACCCTTATATGTAATACTGTTGTCGTCATAAGACAACAACCCGCTTTTCATTTGCTTAGTGTGGAAACTTTCATGAGCTATTATATCCTTCTCTTGCTGACTACCTTTTTTAACAGACTTATCTATAAATATACTTCCATCTATATTAGCTTCACCTAGCACACCTTCATCTAAATTTTTTCTAAGTATAGGAGTATTTTTATTCATCTATCTTTATCTTTAATCATATCATCTATAGACTTATTCATAACTTTGTCTGTGTAAGATTTATTGTTATAATAAGGATTTTTAATTGATACGG